TGTCTGTCTGTCTGTCTGTCTGTCTGTCTGTCTGTCTGTCTGTCTGTCTGTCTGTCTGTCTGTCTGTCTGTCTGTCTGTCTGTCTGTCTGTCAAGATTGTGTTGTGGTAATGTGCCGTTGTCAATAAGCTGTTTTATCAGCTTGTCAGCCTTTTCATTGTTAATGTAATACTTTTCATCTACATTATCCTCGAGATAGTCTTTTAACTTCTTTTTGAGTGGTATGGGCTGTGGGAAATGGTAATTGTACTCGCCCAGGAATGAAAACATAAAACATCTTTCACGATTTTGCGCTACACCATAATTTTTAGCGTTCAAGTCTTGATAGTAATTTGTGTAACCTAAGCTTTCAAGGAAATCTAGCCACTTCCTAAAGTCAGGCATATTATCCTGACTATGTACTTGTGGCACGTTCTCCATGAATAAAATCTGTGGCAATTCTCCGTTGCTATCTCTGATTTCTGTTAGTATTCTCTCAACTTCCCACAACAGACCGCTTCTTGTACCGCTGCCCTTAGACATTCCGGCTTGTTTTCCGGCAACTGATAAATCCGTACAAGGGAATGAGTAAGTAAGTAAGTAAGTGAATGCATTTGTGTCGCAGATATTCAAATCTTCTGCATGAACCTTAGTTATATCCATTGTAGGAAAATCTGTGCCATGCACTGCGTTATAGCTTGCTATGGCATACTTATCAAACTCCACAACTCTGTAATGCTCAAATTTAGCGCCTATTCTCTTTAGTGCCATTGCCTGACTGCCGTAGCCGGCAAATAATTCTATCAAGCGGATAGGCTTTGTTATGCTAATTGGTTCTCTTGTGAAGTCAAATATGCTCATTTGATTATCACAAGAGTAATTGTCAAAATTCATTTTCTCTTACCAAAAGGAAACCTCGGTTTTATGTCGCGACAACCTATTCCTTTCTGATAAATTAATTAATGTTTAATATTTTCACTACACCACTGCTCTTGTATCTCATCATCGGTCTTATCTCGTTTGTAAATGTCGTACCATGCAAGCACTACCTCTGTCAGACCGATTATGCCGAATACTATAAGGGCAGTGTATACTAATGTTGTTGTGTCGGTCATGCTTCATCGCTCCAATCAAATTTTTGACCACAATTCATACAGTGGAAGTAGAAAGTCTTATTATCAGCCGGTATTCTGTCTGTCAAAATTTCTCCACATGTCGGACAGCACAAGTACTCCTCTTCCAAATCTTCAAAATACTGCTTCATGATAGGTTTCTTTGGTATCTGCTTTTCTATTGCCGATATTGCAAATCTAATTGCTTCTAAAACGTTGTAATCAGGGTGTGGCTTCCATCTTTCTTTTAGGTACTCAAAATGTATTCGCAAAAATTCAATTGCTTCACTTGCTTTCATGCTATCCCTCGATTCCCGCAGTTCTGCTGTAAAGTCCTAGTTTTTTCATTTTCTTCACGAAAAGACTCATCTCATATCCTGTAAGCCCAACACAAGTGTTTCCAATCTTCTTTTCGTCCATCAAGTCTCTGTCATACGACTGTAAAATATGACGGCCTGAAGCTTTATGCGAAATGTCAACGCGCTGCCAATAATTGTACTTTGTATTGTAGCGTTCATATTGAGCACCATGCTTATCTTCACTGATTTTGTTGAATCCAATCTCTTTTAATTTTTCGTCTACGTTTTTAAATATTCTCATATTCTCTCCTATTCTGCTTCTGATTGAAGCCAATCTAACATACATTTTTTACATGCATCTTTATCATTTGGATGTACGCACGTATCATAGTTTCCTTTTTTCCAATTAACCATATGCGGACAAAGATTGAACTCTGCTAACTCATCATCCGACATATTCCTTATCCTGTCGGCATTGGTGTGCTTATCGCTTTCCACAATTTCAAAATATGTATCAATGTAACCTAATACAGTCTTTAAATCGTAAGAGCTATATCCGATAGAATAATCCTTTTTACCAACCTGTCTGTACTTCAATTCATAATAAGGCTTATCATCTAGCATTCGTGCGATTATTTCTAAGCTGTTTACCCTAGCTTTATTTATCTTTGCTGTTCTGCAATCAAATGTGTAACAAGGCTCATTCTCCCTTGGGTTACTGTTGTGCTGGCAGTTGCAAGTGCTATTAATACTGCCATTCAATTCAGCCAATTTGTTATAATAGTATCTTATATACTCCTTACCATACCTATTTACTGTCTTTTCAAACTCGTAAACAGCATTACATTCCGCAAGCTCTTTTATTTGTTTGCTACTACACATTATTCTCCACCTCTCAATTCTTTTAAATATTTCTTGTGCTCTTTTCTGAATTTCTTAGAATGTTTTTCAAGAATTTTATAAATGGCAATCTCATTGATTTGTGACTGTCCAAGTGGGTCTGAGACGCACCAGCCGTCCGGTAACAAATACTCAATGATGAAGTGCCGGAATTCGGCATCACTCATGCCAACACCATACATGTTGTCTTTATCTTTTCTTGCTGAATATTTCTCTTTGAAAAACTCACTAATTGTCATTCTCCACCTCTCAATTCTTCGAAATAGAATTTTACATCGTCAGACACATACTTAACGATTCCAAACCGCTCCGCCACTTGATAAGGTATGCTGTCACGCATAAGCCTTTTATGCAATCTCGATAAGTAGTCTCTGAATCCCTCAATATCAAGTGTGGCTTTGTAATGATTGCAACTCCTACAGGCTGGCATGTAATTTGAAATGTCGTCTGCTCCACCTATCCTAAGCGGTGTTGCATGGTCTACCTGCATATCTTTGTAAGCTATTTCTGTGCCACAATAAGCACAATGTCCGTTATACATGAGATATACAGATTGTCTCACTTTTTTAGGTATTGCTTTTCTTTTATTCATTCTACACCTCTCAATTCTTTCAGTTTTGCTTCTGCTTCGGATTTTGTGAGGAATAATGTTTTGCCAATTCTGTTTATGTCTGACAACTCAAATGTACACTTATCTATTGCACATGGTGTTTCATTTGGAATCCCTAAGATGTAATAAACATCATCTCCTACTTTACAAGGTAACTTGATAAGCCTGCCCTGTTCCTCTAAGTTCTCATATTCGGCAAGTTTATCAATTAACTGCTGATTTTTCGTCCGTATACTTTGCCTTTCATAACCGTCTTTAGTTTTGATTGTTAATCTCTCCATTACTGCTCCTTATCCGGAAGTTTAGCTAGTTTCCATGGGGTACACCTATCGCCACTCCACGATGTTGTTCCATTGCTCCAAGCATAAACTATCCCATTCTCATATTTCGCAAAATATCTTTTACCCCACTCGGAAAGACTGTTATCTCTTACCAGTATTGGTGTATCAACTGCAACTTTTGACCAGTCAACAGGTGGTTCAACATATTCACTATTCGCCCATTTTTTCTTGCACCTCTGCAATCACCATTACCAAAACTAAATAAACAATTTTTACACGCTAATTTATAGCACGCTATCGGCTCTAATGTTGCTTTGTCAACTGCTATTTTGCTACCACTACAAGCAATGTCTAAAATCTGTTCTGCAAATTTCTCTCTATTTGTCATTGTCTGATACTCCTTTCCCATAATCCGGCATGTGTTTGAATCTCTCATATGCCTTATTATCTCTATGCGTTTCCATATAGGCTTTTTGCCTATCGTCTCTCATCTGCTTTATGTGAGCATTTTGATTACTGTCGTTATCCCATGCGTAAGTCATTAATCAATCACCTTTATGTACCTTTCGTCAACGTAATTAACTTCATCGGCAAGGCATTGTGCCACCTTTGGGAATGTCAGACCGAATTGATTAAATTTATACAGCGTGTCAATTAAATCCCTAAATTCTGCGATAAACTCTTTAATTTCCTTAACCGACAATTTAAACATTAGCTTAAGTGCCGTACACGCTAAAGTCATGTAGCTGTATGCCGTGTCATTTAAGAGCTGTCTCGTGTCGTTTATCGCGAGTGGATTATTCCTCTGATAAATCCTAATCAACTGCTGCATTGGGATTAAATTAATCTCTTTCTGCACATCAATGCCGTATCTAACTCTCAAAAGTTCGGCAAGTGTTTCGGTTTTCATTTCATTTTCGGTCTGTGCCCTTTCAATGTACTCATTTATGGTTCTTTCAAGCCTTACAATGCGCTTATTGCCAAATCCATGGTGTAAATACAGTACATAGTAGCCTAAGTCCATAAAGTCTGTGAAAGACCGCCTTACGAGCTTTCTGCGGTTATTGCTGCTTTTCAGCGTAACTCTTTCGGATTTTGTCCATGTAAAATCCGGCTCTTTGTGCTTTTTCTTTGGTTTCAGTTTGTTGCTCATATTTTTTCATTCTTTCTTCAAGTTCTCGTTTTGCCCTGATAAAACAGGCTTCGGTAGTTTCTTCTGTGACTTTTACAAGTTCTTTACCGCGCCACCGGATAGTTATTTTTGCTTCCTTGCTATTTGTTTTGTAAATCATTTGCAAGTCATATTTCCTTTGCAGTGGTCGGTAAAAATAGTAAAAATCTTTCAATGTGTCCATTGCGGATTCCTCTCTTTTATCTTCTGCCGCGCCAAGTTTGCCTTTTCACAAGTTGCGTTCTTAACGTTCTTCTGATAGTGCATTTCACAAACTTTATATCCGGGTTTTACCGGATTATCGCAGAAAAAACATAGTCCTTGTTCATATCTGCCAGTTCTTTCGGGCATTTTAACGTGTGCTCTTCTCATTGTTTCCCGGCAAAATGTGCAAGTGGTATGTCCCGGGTCTGCTTTCCTTTTGCGACAGCGTGTGCATATGCCGTTCTCTTTGTCTTTTTCGTATCGTGCTTTTCGCCATGCTTTTTGTCGCTCATTGTATTTTTCAACATCAGTAGCACGTTTCTTTGACATGGCTTCGGCTGATTTTGCCCTACACTCAACACAGCTTTTTTCGTCACCATATAGCAAGTTTTTACCACACCTAGGGCAAACACCGACTGCCTGTAATTTTTTATAAAGTTCTCGGCCGTATGCTGTGCGTTTGCTGTTACATGCCGTACAAACCACGCCTTCTCTATCAAGTGGTTTTCCGCAAAGCACGCAAAGGTTACTGGCTTTTCGTTCTTCATATCTCTGTCTTGAATACTTGTCTTTTATCATTTTTCGCTAGGAGTAAAACATGTTTTAATTGGTCGACCAAAACCTCTTTACCTCCTATCTTTTCATCTGCTCGATACGTTCCTTAATTTCTTTTGGCATTGGAACACCTTTAATCGGCTTATTTTGGCTTTTATTATCTTCGAGCGATAATTTTATCGTCTGTTGATTTTTAGAGCCGATTTGAGCCGAATACGAGCTTTTATTGGTACTTTCAATCAATACCTGTATATCCTTTGGCATTTTTTGATATTCCTTTGCTCGATTAACAACTACCCTATAAGTTCTCATAAAGTTTGACTGCACTACGTTTTCAATGCTCTTACTGTCTGTCAGCGCCCAGTTCCTAAGATTATCAGGACTCCCGACAGCCTTTTGTACGAGTGGTGGTAGCTTGTTAAATTCTTCAACTGCGCCATAGTAGCCATTTCTAAGTGCCTTACTAACAAGCATCCATGCTTCCATTTCGTTAAGCTCCTGTGGGGATTGAACCTCATGCAGTTTGTTGATTAGCTGTCCGATGCTCGGTGCAAATCCGCTTGTATCGGAATGCACGTAAGTTTTCAATGCCATAGATATTTGACTGTAGTCGTATTCATTTAACATCATATTCCACACATCTACTGTCTCTGATAAATTGCTCGGCTTGTAATTGGGGTAGCAATCACACATTATGCGAATGATTTTAACTGTCTCGTCTCTTGTCAAGAATTGCCACCCACCTTTAGAAGCTCCGCAATTTCCTCGATAAGATTGTTCTCCATTGTTGTCTTTGATTTAAATAATTTCACAACATCGTCAACAGCTTCATTGTAGCCAACTGTATATCCGTGGCTATATCCAGCTTGTCTGTTTTCTTCTAACATTCTTTCTGAAATGTTAGGTGACATTCTGTGTTCTTTTTCTGCCATTTTTATCACCCCTTTACACATTATCCCAATCAATGGTGCCTTTGTTAGCTGAATGTGGCTCATTGTCCTTTAGTGCAAATAGCCCTTGCCAACAATGGTCTACTGACTGATTAAGAATTTTAACAGCCAAATCGTTATCACCCTTTGAAAGTCTCTCAATAGTGTTCATAGCTCGGTGTAATGCCATGTCGGTGCATATCGGCTTTTTTATTTTTTTTCGCATTGTCAGATATTCCTGAAAAGCACTCTCTAGCATTTCATCATCAGGGTAGTAAACAGTTTTCTTTTTAGATATTGATTTATCAATATCTTTTTCTTTTATATCCTTATCTTTACTATCCTTAACTATACTATTCTTATCTATACTTACCTTACCTATACTATCCTTACCTACGGATACATCTTGTATACATTTTGTATCCATTTTGTTTACATCGAGCGTATATGCCTTATTTTTCTTTAATCCCAACATTGATTTTTCTTCAACATAATCAGTAGGTCTGTATCTGTCGGCCTGTATGTAATTGTGCATTTTCCAATGCTTAATCACAATTACACCGCTTTCAAATAAGAGCACAAACGATTTTGCAAGCAATAGTTTAAAATCATCATCGGAAGCACCACACATTCGCTGTATTTTCTTAGGATTATTAACAAATCCATCATCGTCAGCATTCATGGATAGGTGAAAGTAAAGCATTTGAGTACTACTCGGCATATCGAGAAAAGCGTCACTTTCAGTTATTTTCTTAGCAAACATTCTACGTTCTGCCATTTTTAATCTCCTATTTTCTTCAAGTTTCGGTTGATGTATTTTAATCTTTTCCCTCGTGGTTTATATTGTTATACCCTTTTCTCAACGTGTTCTGCACCTTATTCATACCCTTGAAACCGCCGACAATAAAAGCTATCTCTGCTCTATTTTCCGTTGCCCTTGTTTCCGCTTCCATATCACGCAGTCCGTACTCTGCCTGAATAATTTCATTTGCAGTAATTCTTTTCAGAATTTCTTCACATTTCTTCTTGCTTAAAATCTTCATTCTGCTTCGCTCCTTTCAGCCGTTCGGCTATCTCGTCAATCTCTTCTTCTTCCAAGATTGTAAAGGTATATTTTTCTTTAATGAATTTTATAGTGTCATCAACACCCTTGTTATAATTATCAAGCCTAGCATTTCTATATTTCAATATCTCATTATTCAAAGTTTCTTCGCCCCAATCTCCGCTATCAAACCATTCAACAGCTTTAAATACAGGACTAAGTGCTTCAAAAAGTGTTTCTATTCGTATACTTGCCGACTTGATACACTCAACTAGTCTCTGTGTATCTTTAGCCACATCTTTAAAACCCGCACTATTCAATCTATCAACCATATCTTGCAGTAATTCTGTTGACGAACCATTCATAAGCTCGTCAATATCTTTGCAAAACAAATAATTCCAACTTCCACCGCTCATTCCGAATCACCTACTTTCTTTGAGTTTTAGTTAATTAAACCCTTTATATGCTTTTTGGCTCTTTCAAATATCTTATCGTGAATGTAGCTCTTGATATCGTTGTAACAATCTTCGCATAAGTCACTTATCACTGTCTTATCATTAACATTTGAATAGCCTCTTTCTGCGTAATCGCCAGGGTAAATATCAAAGCCTGTTATTTTATAACAATTGCTACAAAATTTGCCACAAGCATCACATTTGTACGCTTTACTCATTCTGAATCACCCGCTTTCAATAAATCCATAAATTTCTCATACTGTTTCTGCGATACTTTGTTACACTTCTTATCGTCTCTGATTTCGATTTTAAGGTGTTTTTCAGCGATAGAGGATAATTCCCTCGCTAACACCTTTTTGCCTTGCTGTATGCCCTGCATATAGCCTTTAGGTGCTTTTCTCTCGCCTATTGAACCACTAGCACGATTTTCTCCTTGACCACCTAAACTGACATTCCTAAGCTGATAGCCCTTATCAGCATATAGCTTGATGTAATACTTCTCCTTTTCGTCAAGCTGACTTTCGGGGAAATTCAGGAATTCAACTCGCCAACCATAAGGATTTTTCTCTTTGTCATACAGCTTGTGTTTGCGTAAACTAAGGTCTATGTGCTGTTCATAACCTACAAGGTGGCTTGCCAATCTGCTAAGTGTATGTACCGCTTGTCCGATATAAGCATACTTAAATCCGTTTTCATCTTCTCGGAGTAGGAAGTAAATCCCACTCCTGTCATTCAGCTTTGGATTCAGCTTCAATAGTCGCTTTTTATTCTCCTGTTCTATCGCCTTGGCTCTTGCTATGTTCTGATAATTCAATGTTTCCACCCGCCTTTACTATTTCCACAGCTTCTTCAAAGCACTCATCTATCAAAGCTTGAAAACCAGGTGCCATAAATCTAAATCCCGGTATTCTTTTTATTGCCAAATCAAGTGCAGTCTTTGAAGTCAACTTCAATTGTTCTACAACCTTGTCTACATCATAGGCGGTCGGATATTTATCCAGTAATAGCAATACTGTATTTGTATTGAGCAAAGTTCCATTGCTTAAAGTAACCGATTCTAAATCTTTCTTTAGTGCATCCGCGTCAATTAATCTCATTCTTATCACGCTCCAATAATATACATTCAGTTTCAAAGAGTTCTTCAGATATATCTTTTGAATTAACTCTGTTCTCAAATTCTTTGATAAAATCTCTGTATGCCTGTTTTCTAACTTCTCGGTCATGCTTGGTGCAATCAAGCATGTCAAACGAAACAGCAACTCTTCTGACGGAACTGTAATTCGGCACATCAGGGTTAAGATTTATGTATCTTTCGCTGCATATAGGTATAATGCCGTTTTTCTGTAATAATTCTGCAATCTGCGATGTAAACGCTCTTGTAATTACATACTCTTTCCGGTCAGCTATTTCCTTTGCAATGTTCGCAAATACTTCGTTCGTATAATCCATTATTTTTCCCTTTCTAGGACAACCGTTATTGACTGCCCTATAATCAACCGACTTTTTAGTTAAATGGTAATTCCTCGTCAATACCATCAGGGATTGACATAAAGCTGTCATCGGGCTTTGGCTGTGGCTCTGCACTGCCACTTGAATTTTTACTTTCGCCAAATTCGGTATTCTCAACCACTACATCGGTTGTGTATACTTTCTGTCCATCTTTGTTCGTATAACTGCCAGTCTGAATTCTGCCCTCGATAAGGAATTTTGTGCCCTTGTGCCCGAACCTCTCAAAAAATTCAGCCGTTTTGCCAAAAGCAATACATCTGATAAAATCCGCTGTAGGCTGTCCTTCCTGTTTGGATCTTCTGTCTACTGCAAGAGTAAATCTCGCTACCGCCATGTTGTTTCCCTGTGTATAAGTTATTTCTGCATCTTTAGTCAGTCTTCCGCATAAAATTACTCTGTTAATAAGTCATTCCTCCTGTCTGTTTAATTTTTAAAACGGGCACTCATTAGGATTAGCAAGTAACCATTCCTTGTTGCGCTCCGCAACATCCACATTTGCCCCACAAGCAACTTTCTTCATTTTCTCGATAACTTCATCAGCGTTACAAGTTTCTTTGTTCATATGTAACAAAATTACATTGCCTAAGCATTCATTCGCATTAACTTTTACAAACTCTAAAGCTGTTGTATCGCTCATATGTCCTCTGACTTTATGGCTGTAATTTGCCGAACGAGTATCAACTTTTTCTTTTTGGAAGTTACACTCACAAAAAATATCAGTCAATCTCTGCTTTTTAAAGACATATGGACAATATTCAAGGTCTGTTAGCCATGCAATCCTATGTTCGCCTACATATATTAAATATGCATAGCACTCAACACCATCATGGGGAACTGCAAAGGGTATTATTTTAAAATACCCATTTGCATATTGTTTTCTTTCTTCTACAGCAACAACATTTATACTTTTGTACTTAGTGGATATGCTTTTAGGCATATATACTTTTATCCCCATGTCAAGGTAATATTGGATATACTTGCTATGGTCTAAATGCTCATGCGTGACTATGACAAAGCCAATATTTCTCACATTCCAATTAAGTGCTTTTTTTACAATTTTAGGATTTATTCCAGCATCCAAAATTATTGAAGTGTCATTATAGGTAAGTATCATAGTGTTTCCTTTTGACGAGCTTCCACATACTGTCAACTTCATAACATACGCTCCTTGAAATATGGAATTTCTAACAACTTGTTTAAATCCCAGTTACATTTGCTTAATTTTTCATAGAAGTACTTATAATTAAATCCAAAATATTCCGCCCATTGTTTACAAGTTTTTGTAATCCCTTGATATGTGATATATCTGTTCTTGGTTGTGTTGTTAGCTTGTTCCTTTGCATTCGCCCACCGGCAGTTACTAGGCTCATAATTACCATTAACATCTATTCTGTCAATTGAAAGGTTATCGTTGTATCCGTTGGATAAAGCCCATTCATAAAAAGACAAAAAATCCTTTCTCCACTCATCACAAATGCAAATACCTCTTCCACCATAATTTTTATACCTATTGTTATTCACATTCTCACATCTTGCAATTATTGAAGCCCAAATATGATATAGCCTTGTGTTGGTTTTTCTGTGTGTACTAAAATTTTTAGAAGCGGTTTCTTTTTGCAGACAGCCACAACTTAACGTTCCGCCGTGCGTAACCCTTGTTCCTTCGGCTATGGTTTTGTTCCCACAATCACATAAGCACTCAAACAGTACATGCCCGTACTTATTTCTCCCGGCCAAACTTAATATCGTTAATTTGCCATACTTCCTACCTATTTCTTTGTTCCAATCTTTATACAACTACATCGCCTCACTTTCTCAACACTCAATTGAATGCTTTGCCATACTCACACCTCGATTTCATCATCCTGTGGGAACTGAAAAACAGCATTGCTGACACACTCTACTTTTGACGGTTGATTTTCGGCTCGTACCATAACACCGCACCTCCTTAATCTTTCAAATTCCTTTGCTACATCGTCTGAAATATCAACATTCTGCATTACGATAGGCATACCAATATACGTTTCTCTTAACATTTCCATAGCCTTAATTGCCTTTGCTTCGGTGGAATAAGTTGCAATAAGACTGTTCAGAAACACTTCCGGCGGTTCTGCGACATTTTTAACTGCAACAATTCCATAATTCCCACCACTACTATTTAATATTGAAAAAACAAAGTTTTCATAAGGAACATCTGTTTTTCCTGTCTGTGAAATTATTCTCATATCAGCTCTCCTCACTCTGCATGAACGGCGGCAGTTCCTCTGACTGCTTGTCGGCTGTGTCGGTCGGCTCCACATCAATTATGTTGTCCTCGTCAAAATCTACTGTGTTTGCATTCTGCTCAATATCGTAGGCAACATCTTGTTCGAGCATTTCTTCGTGGCTGATTTCCTCGTAATCATCTTCTTTACCAAAACCGCTATGAGTATTGTTGATAGCTTTGAGAAGTCTATTTTTAACAGTTTTCATAGCCATTTGGTCTGCGAATTTCTGATGAACTCCGTTTCCGGTCTCCTTATATCCGTATCCCTGTTTCCAAGCGGCCTTTATCTGTGCCATAGTCATAACTTCTGCAATCTTCTCACCATTTCCCATAATTGCTACTGCATAAGCACCAACAATCTTGTCATTGTCGATATTCTCGAAGCTCTGTTCGTGGCAATCAATAATTGTCTTTGCGTCCTCTTTGTGGTACTTGAATACATCTCCTTTATAAATAACTGATGCATTAATGTCTTTAAGCCCATATCTTCTAGCAAGGCAAGTTGCACCATAAACAGACGGCTGACAGCTTAATTTGCCTGCGTAAGCAACCGGGTAACACTGCTTCTTTCTTATTGATAATCCGTCTGTTACCATTTCGATAAGTGCATTTTCAATACTTGCTCTTGTGCAACTCTGTAATACAGGCTTCTTATTCATATCCTGTGTGTCCTGTAAAATAAGCATTGCCGACATAAGCTCGTTTGTATAGTTGTAATCTTTAGGGAATGTCAAGCCAAATTTCTCTTTCTGCTTAATTTTAACAACCATTCCCTCTGTAAAATCTTTTGCTACAAGCTCTCTGCTTTCAGCTTCGTTCTTTTCCGCAACTGCCGTATTCTCTGCCATAATTATTCCTCCTAAATCTCATTAAAAACCTGGACCGCAAACAGTTCATTAGGTGTCTGCTTGAATAAAACTCCGTCAGATATGACTGTATACATATATCCGTCATACTTAAGCTCTACAGTATGTTTCTTACCGCCCATGTAATAATTTCTCTTCTTAATACTCATTTCTATACCTCCTATAATCCAAGTAACTTTTTAATCACTTCTCTCATTCTCTCGGTTTCGCCACTCAACTGCTTCTCGCTTTTATCAGCAAGTCTAATCACTGTTTTGTACTCTTCCTCTGAAACTGTCTCTTTAAGCGCACGTAAAACAGTAACTGCCTCTGCCATAACATTGATTCTTGTACCTCTAAATGTAACTTCTCCGTCTTTTGCTTTAATCATCTCTATGCCTCACTTTCTTCAAACTCTTTTAATTGTTCTGCTAACTTCTTGCACTCTTCTGCTACATATTCCTCTGTGCGAATTGTCAACCCATCAATGCGAAATCTGTCTTCACACTCAATCTGCATAGCAAGGCGCTCTCTGTAATTAGGAAATCTCTCATAAGCGAGTTCAAGTTCTTTTGCATCGTCACAATGTGCACAGTCAAATCCAAACCACCATAAATCACTTTCTATTGGATAGTTTGAATTTTCTCCGCCATCCGCAAAGGTAATACCGCCGTGGCATTGAAAATATGCTTCAATTCGTATTCTTTCGTCTTCATCAAGGCAAGCTCCAAGCAAAGGAAAAATACCGCTTATTTTTCGGTCTCCAACATCCGCTTTCTTAATTTCAAGATAGTCTGAATACTCTTTACCATATAAAGGGTGGCTTTTAGGAATGCCTACATATCCGCACCTATGCCCCATCACATTGAATGTAACGACACATTTATATCCTGCGTGTTCAAACTCTTGTTCTACAACATATCTATCATTCGCCATATCACACCGCCTCAATCACAAGTTCTTTGTCCTGTGTATGCTTTAACAAGATTAACTGATTCTCAATCTGTGGTATTCTCCAATCGTCAACGCTCTCTGTATCATCAATAATAATTGGAAAATTAACACCTACCACTTTCTGAAAAGCCCGGCACACGTCAACCTCTACTAACACCCTTGCACCATGGTTGAGATTTCTTGCATATGCTTCACCATTGTAAACAAAGTCGCAGCACTCCTCGGTATCACCATTTAAGAGCGGTCTGAACAGCTTTGCTGTGGCAAAATCCAAGTACTTATTAACATCAGCCTGTAAGAGTTCATTTTTCTTACGTGTAAACCCTTTCAGCAGGTCAAGTTTTCTCTCCCAATCAGCAATCTCTTGATTGAGGTCTTTTCTCTTATCTTCAAGGTCAGCTATGCTATCGTCTATATGCTTGTTGTTTGCCACACCAAGCTCAATCCTCGCATTAGTCGATGAAACCTGCCTCAACAGCTCGTTTCGCTCGTTTTTAAGCTTTCTGATAAGTTCTGATGTATCGTTTTCATCTGCAAGAGCTTTCTCTTTCTCCTCGATTTTAGCTTTAAGTGCCTGATACTCACTGTTACCTGTCATATCAACATCAGTAGGTACCATTCCAAGCTCTTTAGCAACAGTATCACGCTTTTCTGTCGGCTCCTTAAGTTCTGCTTCAAGGTCAGCTATTTCTTTCTTCTTGTCCTCAATAGCCTGTTTGAGTTCCTTGCTGACACTTAATAATGAATTGCCCTTATCCTCAAGCTCTTTAAGCTTCTTCAATTTTTTATCACTAAAATCAGTTCTCAAACTCTCTATTGTATCTTCCGGCAATCTCTGACCGCACATCGGACAATTAACACTGCTTTCATCAAAGGAAAGTGCCTTTGCTTTTTTCCAGTCAGCACGTACCTTTGCTAAGTCTATTGCGCAATCTTCAATCTCTCTTTCAGAGGTTTTAATGCTAGCCTTTCCGGTTCTTATCATTGACTCTGTTTTGTGAATTGAAGCATTAAAATCATCAATCTGTAGCTGTAGCTCCATGCGCTTTTTCTGATTATCAGCATTGGCTTTTCTCTCCATATCTGAAAGCTCAAATTTAAGGTTCATAATGTCCTCTGTAGCTTTCTGCTTATCCTCTAAAATCTTATTGTAGTCAGACAACTTATCTTCAATTTCCTTAAGCTGTGGCTCGTATGTTTTCTTTTGCAATTCAAGCTCTGCAAGGTCTGTATACTCATTGGTGGAATGAATTGTATCAATCCTTGTTGAGATTTCGTCTCTTTCCTTGACAAGTCCTTTTGAGCCATTTCTACCGCCTGTGCCGTTTAGCTTGCCACGGCATACTTTTTTGAGCTGGTCTACATCACCATCGTCAAACATCGGCTTGAGTTCGGCAAACTGTGGAAACATATCGCAGATTTCTTCATCAGTATGTGTTCCAAAATAGCTTGCAAGTGCTAATCTCTGCTCTGCCTGTGACTTGTTAAGTAATGTCATGGCATTTAAGCAGAATGGCAATACTCCAAGCTCTGCTATGTTGTCATTGATGTACTGATTGTAGTCAGCCATCTTGTAAGGCACATCGTTAATTGAGTAATCGGTAACACTGCCTGTAATCTCACCCTTTTTGTTACGTTTCTGCCTTGTAACCTTTTTCAGAGTCTTTATTTTTCCGTCAATCTCAAAGGTGACAGCCCTCACAATATCAACATCGGCAATCTCGGCTCCGCTTTCATCATGCGGTCTTATGCCTGTAATCTCTCTGTCATTCTCATCGTGGCAATTCAGCACATCAAGAATAATTCTTTTAACTGTCGATTTGCCGACTTCATTCTGACCTGATAGCACAGTTTTCATTGAAAAATCTGTGTCTAATGTGTTTTTGCCGTAGAATTTGCAAAAATTCTGTGCAAAAATGTGTGTAATCTTCATTGCGTTTCCTCTCTTTCTATTTGTTTATGGTTTTTAGAATCAAATTTCCATGTAGGCTTGATTTTTTAACTACTCTCAAGTATGAGTCCGACTCCGATACAAAAAGCCACTCACTAGCCACATAATGAGCCTTGTTGAGCAATAGCTTCTGCTCTCTTGTTAATGGCTTCAATCTGTATCTTGTATCACCCAGCCTAATCCGTCTTACATTGTCGCTCATTCAGTTTCTCCATTTCTTTATCTAGTAACGTTTGAAAGTCAAATGATTTATCTTTGTGCCGTTTAGCTCGATATAGTTCTTGTAGGTAATCGTTAGCACTCTGACGCTTCAATTGGCTACCAATCGCAGTAGATGTCAAGATTTCCATTTCCGCTCCCTTCGTCATATACAATTCCTTGTATGCCAACAGGAGTATCGACTACAGTTCCGTGTGGTAAATCATCACTTGCAATTACTACATACTCGTTTTCGTCTACAACAAGTCCATGCTCGTTTAGATGTCTGCCTGGAATATTTAGACCGCCTCCGGGTAACACTCTCTGCGAGTACCACGTATAAGTGTAATCGCCGTATCGGACTCGACCTAGTTTCCTAAACCGGCTACAACTGTATTTCTTACGGCAAGTTGGAACTGTTCGCTCCTCATAAGTCTGCTCCACTACAACCGGCTCATTCTGAACTACTGTTGGCTCAATCTTCCCAAGCATTACGCTATTTAAATAGGAAGTAACACCGGCTGTCAGCTCAACTTTGCTATCTGCTTTCGCTGTTATTGGCTTTAAGGTCATAGTTCCAATTATTAAAGTCGATAACATCAATATCCTTTTTCTTCTCATGCGGTTCACCCTCCTCTATGAGACATGTCGCAATCAATATCAGCCAAAATACTGTTACGATTGCTCCAACGATAATACTCGCTGTCTTAATTCCGTATGCCACCGATAATCCAAGGAAAAATACAAAAGCTAATGCTCCGAAAATCGAATAGCCACAGCCTGTATAGAATTTCTGCTTTAAAGTTCTTTTTCTCATACAATCACCTCACTATGCAAAACTCTGTTGAGCGTTTGCGTCTTGAATAAGCTCATCAAGATACTTAGGCACGACATAGCAATCAATAAACTCATGCACATCGTCTATGTACTTTCTCTTGATACTCTTGTAAGTAGATACGCAACCATACTCACGTTTTAACTGTGTCCATATATCAGAGAATGTCTTATGCCTGATACTGTTATCCCTGTATGCTTCGCTCTGCTTGCCACCAAGAATATTTACAACTCTGCGCTTAACATGCTGTTGTATCTCGTCAATATCGCAACTATAGAGTGGTACATTTTCCTTAAGCTCGCTCACATCATCTTTGATGTCGTTTACTTTCTGCTCTAATTCTGTATAGCCCTGTGCTAAAAGCTGTATCTGACCGCCTGTTGTCTTTGGCATACCATAACTGCCTGTTTTTCTTATCTGCGGAAGTACCTCTGATGTTACCCATTCTGTAAATCTCTCTGCGCTTTCTTTACGGCTCTGAAAGATTGTCTTGTAAAGATTGCTTTCATTTATATAAAGTAACTTCTGCTCTCCACCTTTTGTAAGGGTAGGAATACTACGCACACCCTTTTCATTTAATCTTTCTTTTACCTTTGATGGCTGCGTAAGCTCCAACGCTTTACATATATCAGCCAAGCAAAACATAGGTTCATCATTTATTACTGCTGTTCGGACTTCTCCGAACTCTTCATTATTGAAAATTTGTAAATCGTTCATGTTTTCTCCTTTCTGTGGTATAATCCTCTTATTCTAAATAAGAAAAGAGGTGTAAATATGACTACTGAACAATGTGTGTCGGCTTATGCTACTGCCAAAATCTGTGGTTTCAACGGCTCATATAGTGATTTCAAAAAACTGTACGACCAATACTGTGATGAAATTATCAAAACATTGCCTAATGAAAAACCACAATTAGCAAAAGTCGAACCAGCTAACAATCCATTCCGTACCCTAAATTACTTCTAAAAGCTTTAATCACTGGGGAAATGGCGGTAAGTACTTTAATCGACAGTTCAATGTCGGTTTCTTCTGGGTGCTTATCGCCGCTTTTGATTTCTCTGTAATCATCAATAATATCCATGGCGATATGCTGTGCGAATTCATCAATGCTGATATATCGAGAATCCTCTTTTTCAGCAATTACACTTTTTCCGTCCTTGTCTGTTATTGTGTATCTCTCTTTACTCATTTAATTAACTTCCTTTCTGTGGTTGTTTCTGTCATCTGTGCTTTAATGAAATTTGCTGTACATCATTCAGAAATAATTGATTTTGTCAAAGCTTTGGCAAAATAAAATGGCAAAAAATCTGAAACAGCAAAACAAATATTGAAAGCACTAATGCTACATCTGAAACAGATGGTTTTCTCATTCCTACTCCTTTCTCAAAAACTGTGGTATAATCTCCCTATCTTTTAATAAGGAAGTTAGTCGCTTATTGTTCCTGCTGACTTCTCTGAAACACGAGAGCCAAGATTAGCCTCATAGCCATCTTTAAATTTGATACTCTCAATAGTGCCTACATGTTCTTGATTTAACCGTAGCATTCGCAAGTCTACGGCAATATCAAACGCATTCAAGTCAATTGTTAGCACAGGAAGTCCGACTCTGCTTTATCTCAATTCATAGCCTCTCACTCCGTCGATTTTGTGACCGTCAATGCAAATTTCTGTAAAAATCTTTTCGCCCTCAACCTGTCTGATTTCGATTTTTGACATTTTTACTCCTTTCTCTCTAATCAATAAAATAAGAAACTTCTACGCCAAAATAATTAGCAATCTTAATTAGCTTGTCTGTTTTTGGCATTGATTTTCCTGACTTCCAATCTGAAAAAGTACTTCGCGCCATTCCAAGCTCTTCTGACAGTTTGTAAAACGAAACGTCTCTAGCTTTTATGAGCGTATCGAGTTTCTTAAAGCTCGCCTGTCTTTTTTTCTTGTTCAATTTCCCATCTCCTTTCTTGACAATAGTTAGGAAATCCGTTACAATAAAAAGCGCCATATTAGGCAAAATACGCTAGGAGGTAAAAGCCTTGAAAGCAATTTTGATTTTGCCTGTTCCATATTTGCGAGGTCGCATTTAAAATGTAGCAATCGGTGTAGCGCATTTTGGGCAGTAAAGCTCGATAAAAAATCATGGTTGGCATATCCGGTAATATGCCGTGCTACGCTAGATACTCCTCTCAATCCGTCAGCTAATGGCAACTAAAATGCTGAGCTTAAACTGCATAAGTGACGGAACATTTAAAGAAGCATTGGTACTACACAGTGCGTCGAAAGACTGCAAAATGTATGTGGTGTAAAAAATAAGGCAACGGCTGTTGGTGGTAGTACACTAACAGCTTTTGTTTTTAGTTCAAAAATCCTAACTAAGTCTTGATAAAAATTAGAAAATCGTGTATACTATGAATTGTCCAGAAACATAATATTATTTTTTCTCAATTTTATTTTTTATTGAGTTGAGATTTCCTAACTTCTTTTTTCATTCTACATTAGGAAGTCTTATTTGTCAACCCCAAATGTTGAGAAATCACAACTTTTTTTAAAGGAGATTTTCTATGTACGAAAGATATTGTAAATTAAGAGACTCAAAAGGGTTAAATGATGCAGAAGTGGCTAAATATGGTGGTTTCCCTAAAAGTACTTTTTCAGATTGGAAAAAAGGAAAAAGCAGTCCAAAATTATTTAAGCTGGTAAAAATCGCAGAATGTCTTGATTGTTCACTTGATTATTTAGTTACCGGAAAAGAGCACCATTCAGTTGTCGAAGAGGCAACAAAAGACTTGGCTTTGTCGAAAATGGATAGCAGAATCAAAGACTACGCATTGAAATTATCTAAATTGTCAGATAAAGAGCAAGAAAATATTATGAACTTAATAGATATGATGTATGAAAATACTCAAAATAAATTAAATTAATAAGAAAGGTGGTATTTTATTATGAGTAAAACTGTTAAATGTCCTAAATGGGGTTGTGATGGTGTTGGCATACCTGTTGATACCAAGAAAAAATTCTCATTCGGTAAAGCACTTGTTGGTAACACAGTAGGTGGTCTCTTCGGTCCTGTCGGTGCCGTTGTCGGTACTGCTACCGGAATTAAAGGCAAGAACGGCAAAACAAAGTTTGTGTGCTCAAAGTGCGGTAACGTTTGGGAAAAGAAAATATAACCACAAGGCAGAGTTTTTACTCTGCCTCTATTTTCCCCTTAATAAATATGTACAAGTACAATAACAGGTCTTTATCTTCCAAGTCCTCAATCATTTTAATTATTTCTTCTTTATATTCCATACAACACTACCTCCGATACATCAATTATAGAACATTTGTTCTTAAACGTCAATAAGGACGGCAGAAAAATCCACCGCCCTACCGAAACTTGAAGAGTTCTCTTGTTTGAGAACATCATTACTGTAGCACTTTAAAGTGTTTTATTTTGTCGAATATTGACAACATGGATTGTTTTGTAACCCTATTCCTGTAAAATAATTGAGAGGGCTTATGCTCTCTCTTTTTATGTGCAAAATCCTATTTGTGATAGTCTGCTAAACCAAAGTTTAGGTAATACAAAGAAGAGCTTGAATTCCAAGTCTGACGCTAATCATACCCATAACAATAGGCACTATGTGGCGCATTTGAAGGCGGCTCTCAACGCTTTATGTTCCAATACATTTATTTATATGATGTACACTACATAATAAATAACCCCGACATTTTGTGTACTGCTATTATTATTCCAAAGAAGTACAGTAAAATCTTTATTGACATTTCTTCCAATTGATATGCCCTTGCCGCCAGCATAAATTATAGGAAGCTGCGTAATAATCTCTGCATCGCTTGGCAAAGAAAATGAAAAAGAGTATTCTCTATCGGAATTTCCAGTAACTGTTATTAATTCAGTCATATGCGAGACAACAATATGATTTTTTACTAATGCATTAAGCTTAGTATTAATCTCGCTCTCAGTATAGTATCTATCATCATGGGTGTGAGGTTTCGGAGTTCTGGCATCCGACAGTCGGCTATCAGTGGTATTTACCTTAAAACTTAAACTTCGGTTTAATTCATCATATTTGTCATTTAAAATCTTGCCTTGACTCGCGTCTAATGCGCTTCCGGTGGTAGAAGTCGTGAGGTTATTCACCAAATCTTTAAAGGCAAAGCTTTTCAAATCAGCGAACCACTTCTTAATTTTTCCGAAGCCGACCGACACTTTTTCACCAGAAACAAGGTTTGCTCTAGTTGTTGTAGCGGCAAAAGTAACTGTTGTATCGCTTATATTTCCACCTTCTGCAACCGCTCCGATATTGGCAGGAGTTATGTTTACATTTCCTCTGCGATAATATGCTTCTTTTGCACCTTTTACTCCTGTTACCGGTGTGCCGGCAAGCACATCCCAATATCTATCAACAGTTAAATATACGTTACTTCCGGCAGGAATTATATTACCAGCCCCCTCTTTAAAATCGGTGGTTGTGGTAAATTGGTCTGTTATATTATACATATCCCCAGAATTAGAGTCTGCTGTGCTTGGCAAGTCAGCAAAATTAATAGTTCCCAGAGGCCTTAATGCTCCGCTAAGGCTTTCTGATATTTCCTTGGCTTGTTCTGCGTACTTTTGCGCTTCTGACTCGCTCTTTGCGGAGTTAGTCTCGCTTGTCCTAGCATTGCTTGCAGAAGCCTTAGCATTAGTTTCACTGGCCTTTGCGTTAGCTGCGCTTGTAGACGCATTAGCCTCTGATTTCTTAGCATTAGTTTCACTGGCCTTAGAATTTGTTTCGCTTGTCTTAGCGTTACGTGCAGAGATAGACGCACTGTCCTCACTTGTCCTAGCATTGGTTTCAGAAGCCTTGGCTTTTGTTTCGCTTGCCTTAGCATTGTTTGCAGAAGTAGCTGATTCTTGAGCTTTGCTTGTGGCAAGTTCTGCCGATTTTTGAGCTTGTGAAGCAGAACTGCTTGCTGAGTTGGCTTTTTCTGTCGCAGTTTGTGCTGATTTTTGAGCCTGTGACACGGATTGAGCCATGCCGTCAAGGTAACTCTGAATAAGTCTTTGAATTTCAACGTCAAAATCCTCAACAGTTCCCATTCGCTTAACTATTCCGGGTGCGAAACACATCCATATCTGCTGTTTTTTCGTGTCGGAATCGGTCGATACCGCCCATTCTCCAGCTTTCATTTTTAAAGGGTCAAACTCCGCGTATGCCCCTCGTCTCATTTGAATTGCCATAAGCTACACCTCACTTTCATCAATGCCTAATTTCTGACACAATCTTGAAAACCTATCTTCCAATTCATCTATGTGTTTTTGCATTTTATCAATCTTCTGCTCGTCTCCAGCAAGTCTTAGAATTAGGAATTGCTCATAGTTCATGCCATAGTACAGTGTATCGTCATCCGATGTTGCTTTGTTTTGGAAAATCATATTGAGATTTTCATCGACATGCCCTTTATCTTTAAGGTTTTTGATTATATCCTGTGCCATTGCTCCAAAATATAACGGTTTGTCTGAATATCCTTGTCTATTAAGATTATATTGAAATAAATCAACCGAGCCTACTGCATCAATATAATCTTGATTAATTGCTTTAATATTCTTTTTTAAGTGTTTATCTGACGAACTCCATACCCAAATAGTATCAACTTGGAAACTTAAGGCACTGCCATTCCAACCGCAATGGTATGTATGACCTGTTGCATCACCACACATTGCATATCCTCTATCGGTTTCTCTAAATTTATCAGAGCCTATCTCTTGAGCATACATTGTCTGTGCACCTATAGAGCCTGTGGCTCCGTAAAGTGTAATCAAATTCTCATCATTTTTGACAATTCGCAAGACTGCGCCATTCATCCAAAGTTCATAATTGTTTCCCGAATTGTCAGTGGCCGTTAAATCAATCGTTGAATTACTTAAATTTCCGTTCAGTGCAATACTTCCACCGGACATATTAAAATTTGAAGCGGTTACTTTTCCATCGTTGTCAACTGCAAACACTCCATTTCCAATATCAATTGTTCCGCCAACAATATTCTTGCCGGTAATTGTTGTTCCTGTGATGTCCTCCGCGTCAACTGAACCGGCCTTAACACTAAGTGCATTTACATAGCTTGTAGTCACGGTGTCTTTTGTAATTTGTGTTGCTTTGTCCGAATCAATATATCCGGCACCATTCGTTAAATCGTTGGTGTCTGTTGGTATACTCGGCTTATTAGAGATATTATTCCATGATATATTAACTCCGTCAGCAAGCGTAATCCCCTTGTTGTCAAGCGTAATCAGGATTTTTCCGTTTGCGTCTTTGACATATTGCTTGCCGTTTGTGTTATCCTCACCGCCTAAAGTGAGTGTACCACCATGTGCCCAGTCAAAATTAATGCCGATAGCCGACATAATATTGAAAATAGCGTTTCCGTCTTTATCAACTCCGGCATTCCACGTTTTACCATAGTCACTTGATACAGCCATGCCATTAGCCGTCATTTTCCACTGTATGTTGCTCGAATTAAGGTCGGATTTATTGTGCATAATGTAAATAATTGAGCCATCCTCTTGCACCTGTTCAGTCTTAAAAAGTCCGAGCGATTGGGACATTAGCTGTGTCAGCATTTGCATTTGCTTGTCATATGCACTTAGTTGTATCTGTGCAACTTTCCTAGCCTGTACGATAGCCTTTGTCTCATTGCTAAATTTATCAGCACTATTTCTTGAAGCATTTTCAGCATCGCATGAAATTTTTGTACCGCTTCCAACTGTAAATGCTCGGTTAGAAATAAAACAGCTATAGGTATTCTGCTTGCGGTCTGTCACAAGCGCCACATCTCCACTCTCAATCAGTGGGTTTGACAAGAGTGTAGCGTCAAGAGGTCTGAACCTCATGCCTCCGATTTTTTTGAAGATATAGTTTGCAACTGTCTGTGCCTTTTCTGCCGAAATAAACGGATTATCAGAGATTGAGACTACATATCCCTCTTTTCCGGCAAGAGCATTAACATCTTTTGTCTTGTCCTCTTTTGAGGTTACAGTTACCTTTACCCCGGTGATAACAACATCATCAGTCGCAACGTTCAAGTCTTTTTGCGTGTAAATATTGTGGTAATTTCTCGTTTCTGTAAATGTTCCACCATCAACGCTATCTCCACTTGAATAGTCGGTGAAATTTCCACCATTCAGTGTATCTCCGTCAGAGTATGGTGTAGTTTTTGTGCTAAAAGTTCCGCCATTGTAATTTTGGCTCCCAAACTGGCTCATATCATACCACTCGATAAGCAATTCACCATCGTGACCGCATTTGCCCCATAATCCGCTTAACTGTAAGATGTAGGCTATTACCTGTCCATATGTGAGCTTTTGATTATCACTTGGTATCTCGTTAATCACGTAATCAGAGTTGTCAAATCTCGCCATAGTAAAAGGTACATCGCATTTAATACAAGCGTCTCTGACTACCTCATATGCTGCCGTAGGGTAGCTTAAATTGCTGTCATACTCACGATTGAAATTATTAATATTGTCAAGGCAAGTAAGCGTTATGAGCGAGCCGTCATAGCTTGTTTCGCTGACTCTATACTCACCGATTTTTAGTTTTTCACTTGTGCCATCAGAAAAGCTTTTTGAAACATATGCTGTTACGCTTGCCTTATCAAAATCATACTTGCCGTAATCTTCATAAATGTTATTCAGCTTAATTTTCAGTTTTCCGGCAATCAAAGCCCCGATTGTGAAAGTACCATTGCTTGATGTTGAATCATTAACCTCGAAGCCATTTGCCCACAGCTCGCTATCACTAACAGGAATTTTTTCACCATTAGTTGTAACTATGTCGGCAAAGCAATTTACGCTTATATCATTGTCAAGCATTACTGCCCTTTGCCATTTAGCTGATACGTTTAGCATTTAATCACCGCCTTATTCTTCTATGAGAGGAAAGCTTAATACCTCATACCTCTTATTGCCAACAGTCCATATCTTGATAGGTGCGGTTCTGTCACCCACATAGAATGTACGTGTTTCATCAGTTCCGCTCATAGCGTCAGGATATGTTACTCTGATATATTCCGGATTTACCATTTGAAGTATCTTTGCTGTCCTAGCCTTGTCTGTACCATTCCACGACAATTTAAGTTGCCGTTTCTGCGCTATTCTATTCTTGTGCATTTTGCCGTCCTGTGTACGTCCACTATCGCTTGCAGACACATCAATCAAGCCCCATTCAAAGCTTGACGGAGTAGGTAATTCCACTCCGTCTACTAATATCATCGCCATATGTCACCTCATAAAAAGACACCCACGCAAGGGTGAGTGTCTTATCCAAATTCATTTGCTACAATATATCGTTGTCCGTGCTTTGCCTTGCCTACCTGTGTCATGCGATAAAGTGTTTCGCTGTCACACTTAAACACATTTTCAATGATAGGTGGTGCAGAGTTTCCACCGGCATTAGAGTTCATCATTACTTGTGCCATGCCTTCCATGACAGCCTGTTTAATTCCCTCGGTGATTTGTTGGTTGTTTGCAACTACGTTTTTGCCGTTTGAGAATTTACCGACTAACTCATTGTGATTAATGAAAGCCATGCCGTCCTCTCCCCTTGGGAAAATTCCACCACTAGCAAGCCTTGGAATATGTACTTTCGGAACTAACGATACTCCGTTCCAATTTGCACCAGCCACCTTAGCAGCCATAGAAACAACTTTGTTAAATCCTCTTAATAAAGAATTAATTCCACTGACAACAAAATTAACCCCATTCTCTATTTTTGATATAACGTAGTTCATAGCCCCTGTGACACCGCCTCTTATTGAACTCCACACATAATTAAACGCGTTTGTAATTCCGTTTTTCATAATATTAAAGCAGTTCGTGATAGGCGAAATAACATTGCCATTAAACCAACCCGCCACGCTTTGCCAAGTAGATATAACAAAGTTCTTTGCTACGCTAAGTGCCGATGTTATGCCAGCTTTCAACATATTAAAAAAGTTTGAAATCGGTTGTATTACTGTACCGCTAAACCAACTTGCCACCCCTTGCCATGTTGAAAATACAAAATCTTTTGCTGTCTGTATCGTTGTCTGTATAAGCGTTTTTAAAAAATTAAACAGATTTGAAATTGGAGTAATTACATTATTATTAAACCAGCTTGAAGCTACTATCCAAATTGCTTGAATTATTATCCAAACACCTTGAAAAATCTGTTGTGCTCGTGTAGCAAAGCCTTTAAAAAAGCCAACTATCGGCTCAATTACTGTGGAACTAAACCATTTCGAAGCTCCTTGCCACACAGTTACTATGTCTTTCCATAAAGAACCGAAAAAGCCACTTATGGTTTTCCACATATCTTTAAAAAATGAAACTACAGGCTCAATGACATTTTCATTGAACCAATCGCCAACCGTTGAAAATAGTTCACAAATTGTGTTCCAATTATCTTTTACTAAAACAACGATTGTTGATACTGCCGCCACTATTGCTCCAACAATTACCGCCGGCAATGCTGCCACACCAGCTAATATTGCTCCGATTGTGGCTAATGCAACACCTATTACCATTAGAATTTCATTTATCCAACTAAATCCGTCTTTTAACATTTTGACAAAATTTACAATAGATAAAATTGTTCCGGCTATTGCCGAAAAAGCAGAACCAATTGTTGCTAATAGGTCTACTGCCCCTGTTCCGAATGCGGCTGTTATTGCATCACCCAAGCTTAAGCCACTAAATAATCCCTCTATGAGCAATCCAAGATTAGTTGACAATGAGGCGAAAATCGTTTTAAATGCTTGCATTATTGCCGTTCCAATGCCGGCTCCTTCTACAAGCTCAAATCCAATTTTTGAAGCTATTGCCTGTGCTATCGCTTTTGATAATGATTTTCCAATAAAAGCGAGTGCCACTGAACCTAATTTTAGCGAAATTATCTTTTTTATCAGCAATGTGCCAACTATTATCTCAACAGTTTTGATGTCCAAATTGCTTAAAAAGTCCGTAATTCCTTTTAGTACGTCTTTCCACGACACATTTTTAATTGCCGTGGTTAGCATGGTGTATATTCCTTGTACCCATGCGTTAATAGTTTTTGCTAGTAACGCAAAATCAAAATTCTCAAAAAATCCATTAATGCCGTTAGCAATCGACAAGCCAAAATTAGTCCAGTCGAATGTTGTACCGAATGAATTGAGAAAATGCAAAGCTGTGTTTAGTGAACCGGCTATTGTTGCACCCAAATCATAAAAGAGTCTTGGGCTGATTAAGCCGTTAAGAAAGTCTGCAAGTCCTTTTCCGAAATTGTCAGCTTTCTGATAAATCTTCTTCCAATCAATGCTCTCCATAGCACTCGCAAGAGCGTCACCGATGTACTTTCCGAGTGAGTATAAATCCTTGATTGATGATTTGTATTTTTCGAGCAATCCATCGGTCTTTTTCAGCGAGCTATCAACACCACCTCCAGCTCCACCGCCACCGGAACCGCCACTGCCCGAACCGCCACCACTGCCACTGTCGCTGTTATCGTCAAGTGCGTGTATCTCATCTATGCTAAGCAGTGTCTTTTTCAGTTTTTGGGCTTTCTTGTTGGAACTATCAGCATTATCGCCAATATCGCCAACTCCGTCAGCTATGTCCTCCATGCCGTCAGCCGTGGCACCGCGACCGCTTATCTCGATAGTCCATCCGAAGATTGCTCCGAGTGCATCAGCTACAGTTCTTGTAAAGCTGATAACCTTGAGCATTACTTTACTTAAGGCTTGAACAAATGGCTTTAAAGCATTGATTACTACGCTACCTATGATACTGCCCCATGCTTGGAACTCTTGCTTAAGGACTCTTACACTGTTAGCCCAGGTGTTAGCGGTCTTAGCGAAATCACCCTGTGCAGCTTGCGTGTTAGCCATGACATAATTGTACCTTAAGAGTACCTTTTCAGCTTGCGTCATGGATTTGATATTTGCATCAAGTCCGTTTTTCATAGCCCACTCTGAAAGTGTGGCTTGTGTTAAATCAAGTCCGTATCGCCTTAACGGTGCAATTGTTCCCGAAAAAATAGATTGTAAGCTCTTTGCAACATCGGCTTGGTCTACATCATAGAATGAAGCCATGTCACCAGCTAATCTTGTAAGATTAAGCGACATATCAGCCATACTGTCTGTAGTCTTGTATAGCGTGTTATTTTGGCTCATAAGAGCTTTATTTGCCACTGCCGTACCATTTGCCACTTGTTCTGATGAAATGCCTATAGAGGTACCTAACGCTTGGAAACGGCTTGATATTTGCTTAACTGTCAGCTCCGACATTCCAAAGTCTTGAATTGATGTTTTTGTAAAATCATCAACTTTGCTTGCCATATCGCCAAACGTGGTATCTACTACGTTTTGAACCTCTGTTAATTGGCTCGCTAAATCAACTGCACCGCCTATTTTTCCAACAGCTCGCATAACCAACCAATAAGTTGCATAAAACTTACCGATAGTTGAAGCTAAGCCCCTGAATCCACTTCTTGTACTCTTAATTGACTTAGTTGTGTTTGAAAAGCCTGTTATGAGCGACCTACTAGCCGAACCAACTTTTGCGCCTTGTTGCGACAGATTAGCAAGTGCATTAGTCATTTGAATAATGTTACTGTTGACTCTCGGTGCGTTAGATAATGTTGTCATTACCTCTTTCAAGGCACTGCCAAGGTTCTTTATGTTATCTGCAGCATAGCCGGCTGATTTTGAGCCAAGCTTTGAAATTGAAGCTGTTAGCTGTGTAATCTCTGCTGATTGCTTTGAGATACTCGCAAAGCCCGACAATTCTGTTGCCATGCTCTTTAAGGCACTTGCCGAGCTGACAAGTCTTGCAGTATCAAGGTTGCCGAGTTTCTCCATGTTAGTTGCAATCTTGCTAAAGGTACGTGTGTCAATACTGCTCACGCTTCTAAGTGATGTTGCAAGTTGTGACATTCCGCTCGCAAAATTGCTTATGCTTGCACCATTGAGGGAATTGAGAGTGTCTCCAAGCCCTTGCAACTTAGCTTGTAAATTGCCTATGGCTCTATCCACTTGTTGTGCGTTTGACTTGATTTGAAGCTCAATGCTCTCTGCCATTTTCTCACCTCCCTGTATGTAATAAAAAAGAGAGCCACCCTAAAGTAGCTCTCATGTATTTAGTCTTTGAGCAGATAGTATGTTGTAATCAATCCAACATAGCCATCTTGCTTAAGACCTCTATTCTTTTGAAATACCATGACACATTTAGTGAGATAATCACTCCACTCCTTGTAATCAGTATCAAGTTTGTAAAAATGATACTTGTCGTGCAGAGTCTTTCTCAACCACTTAATAGCTGTCGGGCAGTTATGCTTCTGTCCACTCCACAAATTGTGATTTTTAGCAAATCTCTGTGAGTTAGCTCCAAACTTGCCATCTTCCTTAAGCTCGTCTGTGTCAAATCCGATGTTCATAGCATGTTGCCATTTTCTTACATCATCATTATCGAGGTAATACTCCTCATTGCCTTTCCAAGCGTTATCCTTTGCCGGAGTTGCTATTGGTGTCGGAGTTGCTGTTGGTGCCGGATTATTCTCTATTCCATCACCCTTGCCAAGCTCAACATAGAGTAAGTTAGCGTCAGTACTGTTATTCAGACCGCTACAAGTAAATGCACTTGAATACTGCCAGCCATACAGAGAATGTTGAATAACAGGCTTCTTTGCGCTATTAGGCTCATCACCAATAGACATTCCCTTAGTTGATGGATAGCGTGCAATCCAAAATGGACAATTAATCTGATTTGCGTATGGTGCAATATACTGATTGTAAAAGCTAAGCCCTGTGTATACACCAAAGTTAAGCCCGGCACCCTTGATAACACTCTGATATGTGTTGATAATATCAATAAGTGTCTGTCCGAGTCCTTGCTGGCATTTATCTTCAACGTCTAACCAAACAAAGGTTTTCCGTCCATTAAGTGTCTGAATGACCTTATTTGCGTCTGTCTTTGCTTTCTCTACTGTTGTAGCGTATGAGTAGTTGTAAACACCTTGTATCGGCATTCCTACATCAGTACAGCCTTTCCAGTTTTGCTCAAAGGTTTTATCCGGATTAAGGTCTTTGCGGATTATTTTCAGGATTGCAAATTGCACTCCGGCCCACTTAACCTTACTCCAATCAATATTTCCTTGATATGACGATACGTCAATTCCTTTATATGCCATATTTCCACCTCATTAATCAGGACTTTCAGGTAATCCTGACTGTCTTAATGCGTTAATTCGTTGCTTCATCTCGTAAACGGCGATTTCCTCGTTAGACTCCTTGTATTTAGGCTCGTTATCTTCTGAGTATTGCTCATTTAATGATTTCTCAATGTATTTTGCTCTTGCTTTGTTGCCATTCAAAGCTCTGTCAATTGCTGTAAGAGTTGCGCTTAGTCCGTATGTGCCCCACCAAGCCCACATGTTGGAGTCGGCTTCTTTTTGCTCAAGCATATAAGCCTTTGAATAAGGCTCTAAATCAGCCGGACAAGACATATCTATGTCCTCAACGCTAAATCCATAACCTTTAGTTACCAAGAGCCAATATGGGCGGATTTCGTTACAATATACTTCCCATGTAAGCTCTTTTACTTCTTGATTGGTTTCTTCTTGGCTGTCTGTACCTCTTTCGCCAGCATCTTTGATAAAAAACTGTTTTTCTCCATTTCAGCCGACAAATCGTTGTAGAGCGACATTATATCTCCACCCTCTTCATTCTCTGGGTCGAGATAATCGTCAAGCAAATCATACATCTTCGCTAATTGCTTCTCTTTTGCTTCTTTATCGTCAAAATCAAAGCCAAATTCGTCAGCGTGAAACTTTTGCAAGCCCACGAGCAAAAACTCCGGTAAAAATCCAAGCATGTTGTCAATGACTTCAAGTCCCTCGCCCTTTTGCTCCATTCCTACGAGCCTTGGGATAATTTTATTCTTATATACCGGTGCATATCCGAATTTAACTGTATACTCTTTTCCGTTTAATTTAATTTTCATTTTATCTTTCCCTTTCTCCCTAATTTATATAGGGAAAGAGGCAGTTTTAACACTGCCTCGATTACCTTACTATATTGTATCTTCAAGTTCGCTGTCAGCCGTGCTATCATCATAGCCAACCGCTACGGCTTTTTTCGATTGGCTCATGATTTTTTTGTGAGTGTGATTGCTGTTGGATAACCTTGGTCATCTTCTGTTACCGCAACATCGTAGTTATCCTCAATCCACTTAGGCACTGTCTGAACTGATACAGTCGCAGTTCCTGTTAAGTGGTCATCAGAAGCCTCACCTGGAGCGAATGACTCCTGACCGATAAAAGCACAGATACCTTCTGAACCTTTTCCGTCTGTACCATAGAGAATGATAAAGTCAAGTTTCTTACCCTCATTGGTTACCATCTCGTCTTTGTACTTCTTCTCAAAAGCTCCCTCAACTTCCATAGAACCGGCTGAACGTCTGCCCATTTCCTGTGTCTCTACTAAATCCTCAAGAGTTGAAGTATCTACCATGTTCTGTGAGCCGAATGGTGAGGGAATTGATTTTGCTCTAAGTAAGAGCTTGTAAGTTCCAGCCCAGTAATCGCCACTTGTGGCGGATGCGGTTGGTGTCTTGTAAGCAATTCTACTTTTTAAACCTGTTGCCATTTGTATTACCTCCTAATTTTTCATAAAAAAATAAGAGCCAAAAGGCTCTTATAATCTATCGTTCCAGTCGAATGACCGCCTAGCACGTAATGTTGCTGTCCATAATTTGCCGTTTTTTCTAGCGAATGGAGCCGGTTTCAATGCGAATGACATAGCTTTGTATTCATCAGCCACTGTCTGTGCCACATTCAAAGCTTCTGAACGGCTTTTATTCGTTGTAACAGTTACTTGTGCCGTAAATAACACTGTATTTGTTCTTCTGCCCTCTAAATCCTCATTCTGTTCAATAGGTTCGAGTGCTTGAACTAGCACTGTCGGGAAACTAGCCGTTGCACTGTCCGACTGTTCCTCTTGCGTGAATTTTAGCTTGGGATATTTAGTTTTCAATTTTTTCTCACATCGGGTTTTTACAATTGCGTATGTGAGGTTTTCAAGGTCGTAGACCCATTGATTTTGACTCGCCACTTTATCACCTCAACTAAAATTTTTCCGTGCCGTTTTCATGATTTCATTTTCCATTTCTACAAATGCGTGATACATCGGCATTGTAGGTGTAATGCCGTATGAATGGTGTAATTCTCCGCTTTCGTCTCTCCAATACCAACCCTCACTATCGAATGCGTGTGTCTGTCCCGGGAAAGTGCCCTGACCGCCCCTTGCGTCATTGAAATGTGGTTTAGCTTTCCAGCCTGAGCCGTATTCAGCCATAAGCAAAGGCGATACATCAACTGTTTTAAGTCCATCTGCCGTCTGCCATGTACTTTGTATCTGCCCTGTTTCTGTCGCAAGAATAATAGCTGTACAGCCGTCTGTTGTGTCTTTAATTTCGTAACTAAATGTAATATAGTGTCCGAAATTGCCTGTATTTGCTTGCGCTACAGCTATACCATTACTAGCAAGCTCTCCGACAAACGCTATGCACTTGTCTTGTAAGCGGTCTTTGTATCTTTCAAGCTTGTCTATCGCATCTTGTATAGATTTTTCTGTCAGAGAAACGTCAATCTTCATAATTACACTTCTTTCACAACTGCTTTGAGCATGTATTTAACTGAGTAGAGAGAGGGTTTTACTCCCACTATTGTAAAGTCTGCGGAAGTTGAATCAACTAATCCGTTTTCGCCTTTTGCAGGCTCGCTATCGAGCCAAATAACGTCACCTTTTTTAAAAGGGTATTCTCCTCTGTCTGTCAGCAAAACAGCATCAAAATCAGCCGTATTAAAGCCATATTCCTTGTTCTGCGCTTCTCCTCCGTCAAAAGATATATTCGCTCGAAAATCAATCGGTTCCGAAAAGCCTGTTTCTTCATGGGTGTAATATATTTTCTCTCCGTCCTCTGTTTCGTAAAACTTTAGATTTCCGTCCTCGTCTTTTTCATAGACTGTGACAGTTTGACCTTGAAGCGCGTATTTCATGGCTTGTTTATTAATGTCAAGCATTTTTCTTTATCTGCTTGTAAATCTGATTAACACCGGTACTTGCCATGCCCGACACAATGCCAATTGCTATTGCATCAAGAATGTTGTTTGCCGGATAACCGGGAATTACAAACATTCCAACAATACCGAGTACTCCACCGGCTACACCTACGATAATAGGAATAATATTATCTTTCACCTGTGGTATCTGCTTTGAAGCATATCCGATTAAATAAGTAATTACCATAATAGCAACTACTGTAGGTACTTGCGTAAAGTCCATCAGTTTTTTCCTCCTTTACCTAAATGGATTTCCTCAATCTCATTTTTCATTTTCGTTACCATGCCATTACCACCGAGTGCGTGGTATGCGTCATACATCTCGCAAAAATTCTGATACGCATATGAGGGTATTTCGCCAAGCTTCATGTACTTATCGTGGTATTCGATAAGCTGTACTCGTAAAAGTAACATTGTACCTTTTCCGTTTGCTTGTCGTAGCTTCTTTTCCTCTTCAATGCGCTCATTTCTTTCTTTTGTGTCTATTGCTTTTTGCTTTTTCTGTTCTTGTAAAAGCCAAACAATATAGCCCAAAAGTGCCGTCAGAACAATTGGCAAGGCAATAATGTATGTCTGATAGATTAAAGTTTTCATCTTACAGCCTTTCATCTTTGGTAATTGGCACACCGCCCACCACCACTTAATGTGTACCGCCTGCTACCACTTTACCGACATCAGTAAAATGATAACGCTCAATCTTCTTTTGCTATAGCACTTTGACAAAAGGGAAAACTCCGACAAACAGTTTATCTCTGTCTTTCCATGTACGGCTCACTCCGCCCTCACTCAATGCGCTCATGTAGTTCTCCCCGGCTTGTGAATGGTCGTAGACAGCAAGATTGATAACAACATTTTCAAACTGCTTTAAGTCGGCAGTTATATCATCATCAGTGAAAGTGTCCGGATAACACCTTTTTGCTTTTACATCTTCCGTGGCTTGCTTGATGAGCTGTTCAATGAGTGGGTTATCTTCCTTTTTATCGAATACAACCACATCAGATGTTGTATCATCATCGTTTGTGACTGTATCAATATGAAATTGTTTAAGTCTGATTTTGACTTGCTCTAATGTGGTGTATTCCATGCCAAGCTCCTTATAATCCAAACTTTTCAATTAACATTTTCTTTAAGTCACCGCCGTTTATTTCTGTGGCATTTTCAATACCATTTTCGCTCGCAAGCTTCTTTAGGTCGGCTGTTGACATTCTGTTAATTTCTGTCTTTGTGTATGGTGTTTCAGGTGGGTTCATAAAATCAGAAGGTACCGAATTGCTATTGCTTTCCGGTACCTCGTCTCCGACTTTATACCACACTCCATCATGCTTTATAGAGTGCGTTGCTATCATAAGCCTTAATCCTCCTTAACTTTGAGAACCATAACGCTATCCATACCCTCGAATGTAGGTAATCCAATCATAGATACGATACAGTGAGTATTGATAGGATGATTTGTAGCATATGTGTATACAGATACACCTGTCTCAACAAGCGAGAGGTTTCCGTCTGTGATACTTCCGCTTCTTTCCTCCGGTGTCTTACCGAATGTGTAATCGCCAAGGAATACTCCGGCAGCCTGCGCAGATACAATGCCTGTTGGTACAAAGTACTGTGTCTGTCCTGTCTCGTCAACATAGAGCTTATCGTATACCTCAATCTCGATACCATATCCTCTAAGGTATTCAGTAACCTGTCCTTGCTGTAATCTGATACCGCCATTGTAAGCAGTAATACCGAGTACCTGTTTCTTTGTATCCTCTGCCTTAAGTACCATTTCCCAAGTCTCTGTATTCATTGTGAACCGTGTAAGCGAGTAGCCTGTAGCCTTTGCAAAGTCTCTACGAGCTGTAATAAGGTCGTCAAGTGGTGCACATGTGGTAGGCTTATCCCATGCACTTGTGCCGGTAATTGACTTAAAGTGCTTTTCCTTATGCTCTGCACCATTGTCGGCTGTGTAATCAACAACATAGTTCTTATCGCCAAGTACAACCTTTACTTTTGGTACACCATCTGTAGGTGCGAGTAACTGCCAAATCTGTCTCTCCGGTACAACTAATGCACCCTCAATTAACATCATTGGTTTCTTTGAGATTTCACGTAATACGTTATTGGCAAGGCTAGAGTTTTCAGAAGTTCTGTAATTGTCATACTCCTGTTCCTCTTTCTCTGTTACCATATATCCCTCACGATAGAATGGCATTGAGTTCTGAATGTCAGAGAAGCCTCCAACATCTCTTAACTCTGCCTGCGCATCAAAGTTTGAAGCTTTGAGCGATACAGGCAGTCCGTTCTTGCCCTTGATAAATCTAAGGTCGAGTGAGTCCTGTTTACGTGTTCCAAATTTCTGTCTGCCAAGATAAGGGGCAGTTCCTAATGTCTTTTTGTAGTTATCCCACATTACACCGAGGCTTCTCGCTGTAAATGCTTCTGCTAATGGTAATGCCATGTTCTTCTACCTCCTTTTAAACCTGACTTGCTACAATCTTTGGCGCGCCATAGAAAGTAACTCTAGGTGTTGCAGTTCTAGCTTCATCTGCGATTGAAAGTGACTTAACTTTCTCCCAATCAATAGTTCCCTGATATACATATGTTCCAGGTGCGTCACCCATTGTTACATCCACATCGTGTAACAGATAGCCCTTGCACTCTGCGTCATTGCTTGGGAATGGTGTACCGGCCGGTACAATCTTCATTCCGTTTGTGTCTGCGCTTGTTGCCATAGTCTGTGGTACAAGGCACGCTGCACCCTCATAAGGGAAAAATTTTAAAATTCCTTTACCCTGTGTAAAGTCTCTTACGATTGGCTTTCCCATCGTTCTACCTCCTGTTTTAAATTACATAGCTGTTTTGACTTTCAGCGTTTGCAACTGTACCGAATGAGAGTTGTTCTGCATTTGCTACATCTGCTGGCTTTGAGTCGGGTTCATTATTGTTACCGCCATTGCTTGGATTCGGAGTATTGTTGAGAGCATTTTTCTCATACTCTGCTATCGCATTGGCTTCTTTGTCGGACATAATTTTTCCAAGAACTGCCGTGTCAAAAGAGCCATCCTCTTTTACTACTGCCTTTGCTTGTTCTGCAGTAATGCCAAAATCAGACATTGCACTCTCTCGTAAATCTCTGACAGCATTATCTTTCTGTAGCTTGGCTATCTGCTGATTAGCTGTCTCTAAGGCTTTATTTGCCTTTTCAAGTTCTGTCATGTTGCCAGCTTGTAGCTCGTCAAGCTGTTTCTGTAAGTCGTCTGCCGTATCAGCCTTAGTCTTGTACTGGCTTGCTTTGTTTTTTTCCTCAGCAACTTCCGAATTGTTTTGATTAAGTAAATTTGTAATCTGGTCGTCTGTCGCTTCTGGAAATAGTTTCAATACGTCATTTCTTGTCATAATTACCTCCGTTACTCACGCTTTTGTTACCGCAGGTCGCTCCTGCTGAGTTCTCCTATTTACCGCATAGGTGCAAAATTTTGTATAATAAAAAACGACTGCCACAATTGACAATCGCTGATTATTTAAAATATCTAAGGGTACATCTGCACCCTGCTATTTCTTTTACCTGTGCCCCTAAAGAGTGGTCTTTCGGAAACATCATCAGTGAATTTCCAACCTCAAACGGCTTAAAAATATCAATTCTCTTTCTGTCAACATCTGCATGTGTGGGTCTGACATGTGAATCTTCTTTTGAGCGCCACTCTTTTGTTTTGTAACCTTGTTTTACCATTTCGGTTTGCAATCTGTAATTGCCGACTGCATTAGCTTCATTCGCAGCTACATTTTTTGCTCGCTTCTGTGAAGTAAAATACTCTACTTCAGTATTTTGTGTGGTAGCCTCAACTACCTCATTCACAATGTACCGAGCATAGTCTGTAATATATGAGGGTGTTTTCTTTGCCTTACAATACTGCGTGGCAATGCTCTCATATCTGATGATAAATTCTTTGGTGATAGCGGTTATCTCTGTTTCTTCTTTGCCGGATAGCAAGGCAAATAGCATAACAAAGATTTTTTCAAACTTTTCAGCAAGTTTTTTTCTATCTTCCTTTTCCTCGTCCGTCAAATCCATCTCACCAAAATATGTGTCGTAATCTATGTCTTGTATTTCATTTTTGTTAAGTGCGTGGATTTCGTCTGCCATATCAAGCTCCAAAATAAATTGACAGCCAATTATTCATCGGCTGTCTTATCATCGTTATTATTGTTAGGTGTATCTGTTGTCTGCTGTTCTTCCGGGAATAACATTTCCATGCGCTTAGCGCTTTCAAGAGTGACTTGTTCAGGGTCGCTAAACATGTCAATCGTCTTAACTGCTCTCTTGTAATTGATACCACACCTAAGTAATATTTCAAGCACTTCTGCTTTAACAAGCATGTTATCTAGCTTATTGTGATTAATGTGTATCTCAACATCGCTAGGCATAAGCGTAAAGCCCTTATTAATTCTCAGCCTGTTGAGAATAAGCCTAAGTGCCATTCTTTCTGATTTCTTAAGAATAGGCTCATTAATAGCCGTTCTAAGTCCGGCATCGTAATGTCCGTTTCGTAGTTCTACGGCAGAGCCGGTGTCACCGCCTGTGTTGCCCTGACGATTTGCAAGACCTTGAATACTTAAAAATCTTTCAAAAAGGTCAGTGAATACCACTTGTCCCTCTGTCTGATTAAGTTCGCTCGTCATTACATCAACATCAGCCTTGTTGTCTGAACCATTGTTAGATTTAACTACCAATGCTCCCTCTTGTCGCATTTTTCTGAATGTATCTATGTCAATCTCACAATTAACAAATTTTACCCATGCAGACACAAACTGCTCAACGCCATTAATTCTGTCCGATGTAAGCACGTTAATAGCGTCTGTGATTGCAATAGTCATTTCAATGTCAGATAATCGCCTTGCATTGTTTGGATATTCAATCACCGGAATAGCTCTATTTCCGTTTATTCCGCTATCGTAAATCTTGTCGTTACGAATATCAAACCACTCATTGTCGGTGAACACATAATAAATATTTGCTCCGTTCTCGTCCTCTCCGATTTGACAAGAGAATGCCGGACGTCCGTTTGAGTAGTATGCTACAAACGTATACATTGGATTTTCAGACGATAGGTAAAAATCGCTCTCATCAAGCAACTGTCCTTGTCCGTCATCGTTACCGATAAATCTGTAGCCAGTACCGCATATACTTCTCCAACGATGTATGTCTATGTCGCACTCTTGTTTACTTTCAGAGTCCATCGTAATGTTAAGCTGTGTAATTTCTTCCGACTTATGGTTATCAGTACCACGTAGCACATATTGGATTGGCTCGGCACACATCTCTGCAGTCTTTCTCTCAACAAGCTCATATGCAAGATTTACAGCAATCTTGTTATTGATTTCCGGGCGGTTCACTTTCTGCCGATACAAAATTGGTTGGTCGCCACGATAGTATCTGTCAAGATACTCAATCTCAATAGCGTTTTGCTCGTGAATCACAAGTGCTTTATTCAGTTCTTCGATTATGTTGTTTTTTGTGATTTGCCTTTTACGTGTGAAAATAACTTGTCTGCCGTAATTATTCTGACAGACAGCCGAAAAAGGTCTTACATTTTTATGAGCATATCTATACATCAATAAAACCTCATGCCACTTGCAGAAGTTCTCTGTGGAACCTCTTTTATCTGGAATTCTTGTGTGCCAGCCCAAAACCATATCCATTTACGGCAGTGCGTACACATTACTTTGTGGTGTTTCTTGTCGCTTTTATTTACCCACGTTAATAACTTTCCGCAACGATGGCACATTACACTTCGTTTTCCTGTTGGTACAATATTCTGATTATTCATGTCACCCTCGATTCACTAAAAATGGCACCCACAATCTGTGAGCGCCATTTCTAAAAGAGATTTTCGCAATGAACGAATTACGATTTTTTCATAGTTATATTATAACTGTCAATTTTTTAAGTGTATATATGCAATGATATGCAAAACTATGCACACTACTGCACATTTTCAAGGTATTCTTTTCCGTAAAGCCTTTCAAACTCTTGTAAGGCTCTGCCGTGGATTGTAAATATTTTTCTTATGCTCCAATTTGTGGCTTGGGCGATTTCTTCAAAAGTGTTTTGATTGACATATCTCATTGAGAGTACATGATAGTAGTCAGTATTCTCCATACTATCAATTTGACCGATGATATGATTTCTTTTTCTCATAAATTCATCAACAAGTCTGTCTGTATCTTTTTCTAAGTCCACAATTTTAGTTACTGTACTGCCTAATTTATCTTTGTCCGATGAAACATCAACTGCCTCTTTGTCCGTTGAAACAGTAACACTACATGCTATTGTCTTAAGCCGGTATATTTCAGACAGCTTATTTTGTATCATTTTATCTAATCTGCTAATCTGATTTAAGTAAGTTTTTGTATTCATAATTTCGCTCTCCTCATTGCATACTTATAATTAATAAATTCTTCCCAATATATCTTGTCGAACCGAGTGTCTCTAAATCTATTATCAAACTTTCTTTTATCAACTATAAAGTCTAAACCCTCTTTTAATCCCAATAGAATATAATCAGGCACAAACGAAGCCGGTATTCTCACAATCTCATAACCATTGTCAATACAGCTCATTATCCTTCTTTCTCTTAAAAAATCCTTATTTTCATCTGTGTGATATATTTCGCCATCAACTTCAACAATCTTCTTTAAATCCGGTATAAAAAAGTCTACTCTGCATTCGCCTATTTTGTAATTTGGATAATATTTGATGTTTTCTTTTTCAAGCTGTATAGCAAAGCAAATTTCATTTACGCTATTAAAAACATAGCCCTCTGACATTATTTTTCGTGCGACTTCGCAAGCCTCTTGTTCATAATCTAAATCTTTAATTCTTTTTCGTTTTGCCTTTTTCTCTATTTTTTCCTTTGCTTTATCCACATTTGTAAGTTGTTTCAACAATTTTATTTTTCTGTCGCATTCCTCACAAACGTATTTTTGCTTTTTGTTATTCTCAATAATAGTTCCGCACATAAAACAAGTGTTTGTCATTAATAAAGCCCTCCTCTAAACGGATTGTGTACTGCTTCAACCTTTGCTATCCGCTTTTCCCTAAAAATCATGTCGCATAACTGTGCAGTAGAATCCACGCCATCATCATGTTTCATTTTGCCCTCATATGTGCAAGAAAGAACGTTTTGAAAATATTTTTTGTATTCCTTAGTTTGTCTTTCAAGTTTTATGAAATGCAGTTTTCTTATATCCGGCGCATGATTTTTAATTCTGTCCATTTTTGCAGTTTTGTTATCTGCCGGGTCATGGCTTGTCAATATTGGGTAGCAATCTTTCTTCCATACTTTCTCGCACTCCAAACGATAGGCAGATGTTGTTTTTGTTTCCTCAAAATGTACCTCTGCTGTTTTATTCGGAAATTTATCCAAGTGGCTTTCCATTCTGCTCGTTACTTCGGGAATTGTTATATCCTTATCGCCATCGTTATACACAACATCCACGATATAGTATTCCTTTTCAATCTCATAGCAAATTGGCATTGATACAAAGTCTCCACCGCCATATGCCGGGTCGTTTGCCGAAAAAATTCTATCAGGTCTTATTCCCTCAATTTCTGCTGGGTCAAAAAAGTTCATGTTATCAATATTGAACATCTGACCTTTTCTTTCTATCGGCTCTTGCTGATATTGGGCAAACCATGAAGCCATATCGTCATTATCTTCAAATGAAGCCATTCTGCGCTTATAATCTAATGTGGAATATCCCAATTTGTAGGGATAATCAAAATTGCTCTCATTGTTTTCATTGAGTGCCGGAATTATAACCTCTCTATGACGTATGTTTTTATATTCAGGATTGTTTGCAAGCAATTCTAATCTGCGTCCTTGAACATCTTTTGGCGCCCATCTCGTGCCTATTCCTAGCAACTTTGCTTTGCCGGGCTTAATTCTTGGCATAAAGTTATTATCAAACTTGCCCCAAACTGTAGCCTGTCTGTCCTCGCTTAACGCTTCATCAATACCACTAAATAAATCGTCATATACTCCTAAGCCGTCACAGTCACACGCTCCGTTCAGTGTTCCGTATATAGAGCGCATGGTAAATGTTGGGTATGTTTTTTTACGCAAGAAATCTATCGTAAGGTCTTTTCCGTCTGTGATAGCTTTTTTCTCTACAATTTTAGGGTAAATGTCTTTGTAGGTGTACGTTGGGTCATTTACCATTTCTAATGTTCCATCGTAAAATCCTCCGGTTATTTTGTCGGAATATGCCGAATATAGATTTGACCTCTCAGGTCTGTTTGAGCCAAACCACAAATTACCCATTTTAACGATTTGAGTCTTTCCGATACGTCCAGGGCAAAATACCATGCCCTCATCAAGTTTATCATCGTACAAATCTTGAATGAGTTGTGCAACTTTGCTTAACGGATTTTTTCTCGGCAAATAAAATCTTTCCCATGGTGGACGATTTTTTTCCATGTAAATCATAAAGCTCTCAAACTTATAGTGAGCTTCCATCAGAAATAAATCAAAATAGTGATTAACTAAGTCATATGGTGTAGTCTCATGCTTGAAATGGTAATAATCCAAATCCCAAATCGTACCGCCTGTTTTAGCCGTGCAGAAGCCCTCTATAAGCTCTTTTGCCCTCTTAGTGAGTTGTAGTCCATACTCAATATCTTTCTCGCCGTTTATGGCTACACTGCAAGCGTCTACATAGGCATTAATTACTTGCTCGTCTATTCCTTTATCCTTTATGTAGTTTTCATATCCGTTTACCGTGGAAATAAGGCTCTGACTAGCCATAAGAAAAGCACCTCCACTTTTAAAAAGCAAAGGTGCTTATAGACCTCTGCCTATAACTGTTTTAGGGTAGCGGCTACAATCAATCTGTAGCCGGTAAAATTTTGTTAGAATAGTACATCATTGACAACCGGATGTAATTTCTGTACAAGTGCATTATAGCCGTCAATTACACATCTTGCCGGAGCTATGTATGTTTTAATGCCATATCTTTGCGCTGTATCTCTTTCGATATAACAGCCATTCCAATCATACGCTTCATCAATTCCAATGAACACATCAGCCTGTGCCAACTTCTTAAGACTCTCACCTAAATACCATACAGCTTCTTTGCTATCTTTCGGTGGGTTGTCCTCGATGTAGCTGTCGATAAGTTCTAATTCCTCGCCCTCGTATATTTCAGCAATCTTTTTCATCTTCTGAATACTAGCTTTGATTTCTTCCTCTGTTCTGCCTTTCATCGGCACACTTACAAATAACTTCTTCATGCTCTCAATCTCCTTTTCTATGTTTTATCAACCTTTATCTTTCCAAGGTCAGCAACTACAATTAGTCCGTAGTCGGTAATATCACTTAATCAATATCTGCAATGCTTTCCACAAAACAGTTATAATAGATATATCTCTTACCATTAAGGTCAAACTTAACATATCCGCCATCGTTTGTATCAATGTCAATCTTGCCTTTGTATGTTGCAAGTTCTTTACCATCTGCCGTGTATACAGTAATTGTTCTTTGCATACCGCCATTTACATCACTTTTCATATCTGTTACCATTCTGTCCCATGACGCACATCCGGTCATTCCAAAACACAATGTCAATCCTAATACAACTGCTATAATTTTCTTCTTCATAATTTCTTCCTTTCTGCTCGTATCAAATAATATTTAATTTCTGAAATGTCTTATATATTTTCGGGGTTTGAATTGCAAGCCAGTCAACCATTTCCTCATTCTTCGCCCATGCACCATCAAACCGATTTGAACTATCAGACAGTCCGCTCTCATTCAGAAAAGCGTGCATAATTTCATGTCTTAAGGTCTTTTTGCGATATATTTCCTGCGCTTTTTCGTCCATGCCTACAAAGTATTTTTCTTCGGACATATCGGCAACTACAATCAACTTGTTTTCTTCTTCACAATAGCCCGCAAGACCTTTTTTCTCCATGTAACTGTCCTCTGATACTTTGTGGATTTCAATTCTGTATTCTGTTCCAAGAATATCTATTTTTATTGTATCATCGCAAATAACAGACTCGTTCTGTGATGTTTTTGTTCCCGATTTGGCTTCGTCTAATTGTTTTCGAAGTCTTGTTATTCCTTTTTCCATTTTCTTAATTGTACTTAGATACTCCATATTCTCACTCCTCAAAGCAATCTCTCAATTTCTTTTCGACATTTTTTCTAAGCCATTCTGGGATTGAATCATCTTTGCTTATACATGGTGCCTTTGTTGAATAGCCACCAGATATGTCACCGCAAAGCATTGTGTTCTGATATTCCATAATCTCGCTACTTCTCCACACTATTCGCTAATGATTTTGTTTCCTCTAGGATTTTCATTTCTAATGCTCTTGAAAATTCATAATTATTTTCCGGGTATCTGCCTAAAATTGATTTTGCATACTCATTGACTGCATCGACTGAAATATCAATGTCAATAGTCATATCATGAAATTCGGATGTTTCTATAGGCTCACCATTTCTACCGCCTATTTCGTGCGATTGTGCTTCTCTAAGCGCTTCACGCTCTATTGATTTAATTACTTCTGCCATGCTCATTACTCAAACGCTCCCTCAAATCCTTGCAACTATATGTTCTTTTGCAAAATCTTTTTTAGCTTCATCGTAGATAACCGAACTATTTTTATCAGTTTTCAATCTATCAAATTCGCAAGTAACCTTTATACCATCTTTGTTACTGCATTCTGCATGATAATCAATTACGCGTACTTTCTTCTGCCATTTTCCATTGGCATAAATCTTTGTGTAACCGCCAGCTCTTGTTTTGATTATGATTTTTGAACGTGTTTTCTTCATTTCCAATGCACCTTGAACCCTTTCTTCTTATACTCCTCTACGGCTTTTTTAAGGCTCATATCGTCCTCATACTTTTCATTCAGCATAATCAGCACATTATCTTTTTCAATGCCGTATATGTTGCAATTTGCAAGTTTCTTAGCCGTTCCAAGTATAGCTTTTGCCTGCTTGTGGCTCATTTCATAGGTTTGGGTTCCCATATTAACTATCATTTCTCATAAACCTCTCAAAATCTCTCCTACACTTAGGGCATAAATCGTATTGGATATTATCTCTCCATATAGCCATTGGAAACACTTCCCTTGCTAAATCTTCGGCTGTGCATATGCTTTTTTCGTAAAGAGGTTTTACCTCTCTTGTTTTGATATATGCACATTTTTCATCGTAGCGTATTATTTCTTTTCCGCACCTGTCACAAGTGTGCCATTCTTTTTGATGTTTCATCGTGAATTTCCTCCCAAACTCTGCAAAATTCCTTGAATGTTTTCTTATCTATCAGTGAAGCTATTTCGTGCAAGTTTACAATGTTAATTTCTGCATCTTGCTCATATTGCACATCGGCAACAAGGTTTATATTAACCATCGGAAGACTTCCAGCATAATGTTCTATTTTATACGAACTGCATAAGCACTGTTCGCCATCAATTGTAACTTTAGCACATGTCTTGTGTCCTTCTATTGGTTCTACTTTGAATCTATGTATATTACTCATTCTTCCACCAACTTTCTAAGCACCATACATAAACCTATTTCCAAAATGGAAACCATTTAGTGCTTTTTCTAATTCGTCTTTGTACCTAAATGGGCTTAAAGGGCTTTTTATTTCTTCCCTCAATATAGGAGACATATTGTCTATCAAAATGCCTTGTGTAGCACTTGCAAGATTTTGTGGTGGCAAATCTGCTAAAGCGCATAGCTCCATTCTTTTATGGTCACATTTTTCAGATTTGGGGCAACTTTTACATTTTTCTGCTAATTTACTTAAAGGTTCCGCCATTACTGCACCAACTTTCAAGCATCCATACACTGTTTTAGCGCATTTTTACAAAATCTTATATGACTTTCCAAAAGTTTTTTACGAGTATCATTATCAACATGAACCCCATCGAAGCATTCTGCGTAAGCATTCATTCGTAATTTGCTTCTTTCAATTTCTGATTTTAAGAAATGTTCAATGGGTGTTTCAGTTTCATCACATAGCTTTCTACCACAGATAGGGCAAAATTTTATATCTTCAATTTCAATTCCAGACATAAAAGGGTCACTACATCCGAAAAATAAATGAAATGCATTTTCAAATTCAACAATTTGTGTTTCATTTTTTTCGGGATAATATCCGCCTCTAAAAGCTCCTTGCTTGATTTTTTCCAATTTTCCTATTTTGCAACAAAACTCACACATACTTAGTCCTCTCTCAGTTTTTTACCACACATAGGACAGTAATTAATCTTTACAGATTTAGTCATGCCTAAAGGCTTTATATTCTTGTTGTCAAGGCAAGCAAATATATTTAGTGTGCTGTCCTCAATGTCAACATATGCCTGTATTCCGGTATAGTAGCCCTCATTGTATTTGCTTTCTTTTCTTTCAGACAGTTCTTTTACCTCAAACGCTAAATTATGTTCATTAAATTTCTTTTCGCAAAATTCACACATGCTTCTCACCCTTCCTTTGCCTTAAACAGTGTGTCAGGAAACGGAATGCCTAAAAAATGCATATTTGCGTACTTCCTAAATGTTGGCACACTCATGCCGGCAATCTTTGCAGCTTGTGCCTGTGAACATCTGCCATATGCGTATTCCATCAATCCCTCTCGGAATGAGTCGATATTTCGTGTCTTAACTCCCTTTGCCATATCTATACCTCCGTTTAGTACTCTATAATGCCTTGCGCCAACTGTAGCAGATAGTCGCTTTTAGCAAAATGCGTTATCGAGTAGTTAGTCTCTCTTCTATGTGTTCGTCTGAAATGCTCGTTAACCATTCTATCAAGCCCTGTAAGCCCTGTTTCGTCTGCTAGGTAAACATCTGTCCACTCAAAGTGATTATGCTCTGTATCGGTCACATTAGAAAGCGACAGACATACATTAGTCAAAGTCTTATCGGTCAAGATTGGGTGAACCTTAGCAAAATATGTTTCATACAGGTTCATGTATCTGCAAAATGCTTTTTTGACTACTTCTCCGACTGTCTTGTTTTCAATACTGTTGTCGCAGATTTCAGAGAACCTATAGAGCATATCATCTTTCTTTGCTTGCATATCCTGTCGGGTGACTCTTGCCGTCTGTTTCTCGGAAACAGATGTATGTACCTCTCCATCAATGTTAGTTGATGTATGTACCTCTCTTGTAATCTCTGAATCATAATCTCTGTTTAAGTAATCTATGTTAGTATTCTTTGGTATTGCTTCGTCACTGACTTGCGTTTGATTTTCCATTGGCTCATCATTGATTGCGCACTCATGCGCATTGAATTTTTCATTTTCCGGTATTTCAATTCTGTAATCACTTAATGGATAACCATTCTTTTTAAGGTCTTTTGCAATATTTACAAGATTTACTCTATATTGCAATGTTCTATCCCATTTATATTTAGGGTTATTTCGCTTTGAGATATAACCCATATCCACCAATTCACTGATATATCTTCTTATCTGACTTGCAGATAAACCTAACATAACCTCATCGGCTAATTCTTCGGCAGTTTTATATATCCAACCATAGAAAAGCTCTCTTTCTTCTTCTCCATTGTTCTTCGCAATCTCATTTTCTTTCTTGATAAACTTATCAGCATCTGATACTCTTTCAGACCAATAAATAAACTGATTGAGAATAATAGCTTTTCTATAATCGTTTGTTATTGATAATAAATCTTCTCTAATTACCGCTTTTTTAATTTTTGCGTCTGTCATATTTTACCTCCTACGATAGATAACCCTACGATTTATATAAAAAACAGTTGTCAGGAGTTCGTAGGTTACTCTTTTCGTGTTGCAATCACTAGGCAACTGATTTTACCAAATTAAATTAAAATACTTTTTTCTTCCATTCTTCTTTATCTTTAACCCCATTACTTGTTTCTTTTACAAAAGCAAACATTTTATCAAAATCTTCTGCGTTTATATAAATGCTCCCATTGAAAATATGAGTTTTCAATCCAAGTTTTGTCACAAGTTTTCTTACATCATACACATTAAAGTTACGAATATTCGTTTGACTTTTGATTATTGTTTTTATTCTAGTGTATGAATAATCACTATTTCCGGCTTTCTTGTTATATTTCGGCTTATATTTTTTGATAAATTCTGTTTCTTTATCATCCAATTCACTTTCTTTGCAATTAATAATTGCTATTTTGGTGAATTTTTTATCTTTATGTGAATATGGTCTTGCTAATCCTATTTTAGATTGTCCAACATAAACAACCTCATCCCCATCCATAAGAAAATAGATTATAGGGCTTTGAACATTAGGAAGTATTCTTGAATTTTCATTTTCTGCAAAATTCATAATATTTATTACCTGCCTTTCTGATAATAGCCTTATTAACAAAACAACAAACAGGCACTAAGGCTTGTGCTTTTCGGTAGCTAACCTAGTTTGTTGTAAATAGTTGCACGGAGAGTCGAACTCCGTCAGACCAAACCATGCCAATGCATTTCAAATCTGCAAATTCTATTTTGCAAAGAGTTTTCTGTTTCCGATAATACAACTACTATTCATACATCTCCCATCGACCGGAACTATTGCAGTAGTATCCGACTAAGTGGAGATAAGAAATTGATGTGGTGTGGATTTGAACCACACATGATTGTCGCGACTCTCGTCATCTAAGTTGCCGGTTTCAACGAATTATCTTACGGCAATAGCGTTTACCCATTCCGCCACACATCAACCTACTCACACCTCTTAACCTAGGATAAGTCCGCAAACCTAAGAAGTGCTTTCAAACCGCCGACATCGTGAATCGAACACGAACAACATTTCTGTTGGATAGCTTAGCAAGCTATTGGAATACCTTTATCCCATATCGGCAAATAATTTATTGGTAGGACTTAGCAGCGCATTTTCTGTACCGCCCATTTAATCAAGCCTTGTCGCCTACTTGAACCAATAATTAATCGGCAAGGTTGGGAATCGAACCCACGACAAGTCGGTTAACAGCCGACTGCTCTACCACTGAGCTACATGCCGTTAATGAGGGTGAAGTCTAAGGAGTGGCTACACCCTCCGGAGATATAAATTTGTATGTGCTGTAGGAAAAGAACTAGGAAACCTACAGCAAAGGACATGTGAGGAATTGCACCTCACCTAAGACTCATATGATTTGAGTTGCCCTAGTTTAACAATTAAAGGGGGGTATATATGTCTACTCTGCCTATTACAGATGTCTTTACGACAGGTTGGTTTCCACACTCGTGCATTGTGGGATTATACACGATTAAACCCTCACGAGCCTTGTGACGGCTCTTAACAGCTTTCCACTATGAGGGTGAAAGGAACTACTAAGTCCAATGTCGGGGAACCAAGTAAAACCCCGAACAGGGCATGTTGGATTTGAACCAACGAATGCGGGAATCAAAATCCCGCGCCTTACCGCTTGGCGAATGCCCTATATCTATTGCCACATGAATGCTATGGCAAGTATCTGACCAAACGTTATAGCAATGCCAAGAAATCTTGTGCTAACTGCCACTTTTTCGTTTAATGTGGCGTTTGCCATTCCAAAAGCAATTAATGCTAGCCATACTGTTGTTGCAATTTTTAGTACAAACATGATTTACACCTCATTTTCTTTCAATATTGACTCGGTTATGCACGCAAGAGCCAAAAACACTATTGAAACAACCATTGAGCATGGGTCGGAAAAGAGTATCGCATGAAGCATACAGAATAACATAATCCATGTAAAAATGTCTTTAATGAATATTGGCAAGTATCTATCAGCAATCTTGCTGAAAATCTCCCATCTTCGCCTAGATTTAAGCTCACAAGCTTTAGCTGCGTACCATGCAGCTTTGCTCATATCCTCAACTACAGAGCCTTTATGTCCGGCACGATATTTATACTTGTATGCAGTAATCTCACACCATTTAGCCACATCCTTAAGTCCGTAAATGTCAATCATTTCATCAATGCACTCTTTTCGGTCAGGCAGATTATAGTGGCTAGGGTGATTTACCATATCGGAATTAATTTTGTCAGACTCAAATCCTGTTAATTTCATCGCTGTTAGCTCCTTTACTGTTATATATTATATATAACTAATATTTTATCGTAGTTGTATGTATATATATTATTATTGTGTATGTTGTTTAATTAATATATAACTTATGTTATAATAATAAATACTGCTTGGTGCGATTAAGGTATGAGTAAGAGCCTTTTTGTTTTGGCGGATATTTTGGGGGCTAAGTGGGGCGGTTTGCCGCTTTTCATATATACCCCCGGGGCACCCAATGCGTGCGTTTTTCAGTCCTCAAACATCAAGCATTTTAAATTGTATCTATTGCATATACAATTCATCTATACCCTTTCAACTCTTCGCTAAACAACTGTTTTGTGCATAGTTGCAATAATTCGATAGCCCTCAAAGCCTTATAAATCAAGGGATTAGAATTGTATGTATTGTATATACAATTACTTGGCATTATCAACCATGTTATCACCTGATAATGCTTTAATATTCTGACTATTTGCACCGCCTAACTGTGGTAATTCGTTGGCGCTTAAAGCTCTCGCTTGTGTAGCTTCGTAGCCGATTCCCGGCTGATTCATGCCAAACTCATTATTGCCAACGAACATAGCACCGACAGGGGATTTATTGTCGTATGCTCTATCCTTGATGCAATCTTTACGGATTCCTTGCAATTTTTTCCAAATCTCGTAACTGATAGGGCTTGATTCTTTGTTTAGTCTCCAATTATCTATAACGCCACAATCTATATTGCACCAACTACTAAATGCCACAGTACTACATAGTTTATTATATATATCACTAAAATATATATACTCATCACATATACAGTTTAATATATTATAATTATATCTATTGTAGTTAGTAGGTATATATGGATTATCATATAATTGTTTATCCTTTAAAATACTATTGTCATTGAATATAATCTCTCCGACTCTTTTACAAACAGCTTTCCAAGGTCTTTGCCCCTCGCTTTTTAAATCATCAATTTGTAACTCCTGGCAAGCCTGTTCTATAGCCCTCTCGAAGTCCTCGCGGTAAAGCTGAAAAGTGCCAAAATCGGCAATTAAATGTTTAGTTATATTTCCTTTAATTTTTTCCATTTTAGCACCTCAAAATCATAAAATAAAAAAGCCCGCACCGCCTGGAATAATTCCAAACGATACGAGCTAGCCGGCATTCGCTTATTAATTTAATTAAAATAATAATAATCAAATATACTTATTTTGTCAATATACTGATTATTGGATATATAACAATAACTGTATTGATTAATATATACCACATCACACATATATATTAATTATATTATATAAAAAATAAAAAGCCGGCCATAAAAACCGACTTTAAATTTTAGAATGGACATTCATTGTTATTCTTTTCCAGCTCATCCAGCTTATCCAATACTAATTGGTTTACAAAGCCATTAATTGTCAGCCCTTGCGCTTGTATTCGGTCCTTTGTACCCTTTGGCAGCATAACGCTTATTCTGTCATAGTTCTCTTTTGCTTTTTCATTCTGTCTCTTTACTCTACTTTTATAGTTTTCAATCATTTTCTTTTCATCCATTTTTTACACCTCATTATATAAATTAATAATATCAATAATCACTAACAATAATACTATAAATAATATTGCTATACATAAATATATAACAATTAAATTACTATGTCAATATTAATTACATGTATTATTGCAATTATTGTTTTATTACTTATTATATATAATTTTGAAATTATGAATATAAATATTATTCTAATTAGTAGTATAAATATTTTTGCAATATTTTTGCAATTATGTATTGACATTACTAATATAATATGATAATGTATAGTCAAGTCGAAAGACAAGGAACAAAATAAAAAGCCTGTCGCAGAGCTGACAACCAAACGACAGGCACCAAACAAAATAATATGAAAGGCGCGTATATTATAACATGCGTGGGAAAAGGTGTAAACCATGAGCAAAGAAGTATTAAAGACATTAAAAGAGACAAGAAAAGACTACAGAGCAATGATTGATTTTTGTTGTAACGATTTAGTATTAAACAATGACATCATGCCAGCTTTAATTTCAAAAGGTTTTGATTTTGATATTTATTGTGGTACCGACTACGACGAAGAGGATGATTGTTACTTAGAGGTATTTCAGTATTTTATTATCAATGACAGCGACGCCGAAAGATTGAGCGAATATACTAACGAACTCGTTTATTATTGTGAGCCGTTAGACCTTTATATTTTAGGTGTGACACATTTTGGCACACCTTGGAACGGAGTTCCGGCAAGTTGGAAAGACGATGACAACGAGTAATTAACATTTAAGCCGGTGCAAGTTCACCGGCTTTATATTAAAGAGGTGGGAAAAATGGATAAATTAAGAATTAATTTTAAGAATTATGAAATTGTAGACAGTGGCGCAAAATTTTACAAGGGCAAGGACTGCGAGGAAGGCTTTTATCATGTTTGTGATGAATACGCGCCGGGCGGTACTCGCTTACTCGAATTTATGCCGGAGATATACAAGCATGATATAAGCGTTAGTTTTTGTCAGACCATAAACGGACATAGTGCAATGCAATCTATCAAATTTTGTCCGATTTGTGGCAAGCAATTAGTATATTAAAGGGGGCGCAACTATGAGAAGTTTTATCGAGCTTTTAAAGGCTTTCGGGCTTTTTGTGTCATGCCTTGTTATTGGGTACGGCGGTTTGTTTTTATTTTTTTATTAAACAGCTAATATCAAGGGATTTTTAAGCCGGTTCGATTCCGGCTATTAGCTTTATATATAAGGCTTTTCAGGTCTTATATTATCAATTTAATGTATTTAATTTATAGGTGCTTTTATACAGCTTTACGGCTGTATATATTGTACTCCGTCCGCGCGTCCGGTAAATAATCGCGCCAAGAGGTTTTGCAAATGCCTTTATATTTACATCAGGCTCAAGAGGTGCAATGCTTGAACAAATAATTGTGCGCCCTTTATAGGTGATTTGCGTTATTTTACACCTATAAAAACAGATTAACGTACGACAGACCGCGAAAAGGTCAAAAACAGCTTATAAACCATGTACTAAAACAGAAAAGAGGGTTGATAAATGGATAATAGCGAACTAACCACGCTTGACGCTGTAGAAATGGAAATTAGAGCACGCTACAATGGCAAATACAAGAGCGCGCCGGAATATCAGGCAAGCGAGCGCGCCACACGCAAAGCGATAACAGACATTTTTAGAGCTGTCGCAGAGTCGGGCGCGTGTGACGATGTTACCGCGCTTATTAGTGGCAAGGAATACCGCTGGGCGGCTTTTGATAACTACCTAAACCACAAAAACTATATAAGCCCAATAATTAAGGCTTGTTATAGATAGGGGGTGTATTATGTCTAATTATGAGTATTTAGGGAAAAAAGAAATATATAAGCGCGTTCAGGCGCTAGGCTATGAAATGCCAAAAATAAGCGACTTTAGTTATATCAAGTATGATTGCATAGAGTGGATGGAGTCACACGAACTAAAAATCACAGTTCAAAGGTGCGGTGAATGGTTGCAAGTTGTTGAAAAACATGCACACGTTCATCCGGTCACATTATTTTGTGACTATCAAGGCGGGAAATATATCACGCGTTACCATTAGGGATATTATTATATCCCTTTTTAGCGTGCTTGCGTTCTGTATGCTGTCGAGCTGTCGCAAGTTATCCGGCTATAAGTCCGGGCGCTGTAGTACATTGACAAATTAACAAAAATATTCTATGATTTTATGATATATACATTTAAAGCCGTGTATTTGACGTTTTAAGGGTTTTTGAGCGTGCTAACGTGGATTTTATCAAGCGTGCTAAAATAAGCCACAAAACAAGCCGTTTACAATGTCTAAAAATATAATTATAGCATTGCAAGCCGTCAAGCCGTGGCAAGTTGTGCCGGGTGCAATATCTAACAAGTCGGGCGCACCAGCTCGCGGAAAATGTTTGAATTTTCAGAAAACTTCACTCAATTAAAGTGTGGTGCGAGTTCTTTGCAAGTTTTCGACAAGTTTTCGTAAAATTTCGCAAACGGATTTTTGAAATCGAAAAAGTCAAATGTAGGGGGGGGTACTTCTCGAATCCTAAAATTTTTAGGGCTTTGAATTTTGAATCGCCAAAAAATAAATGCTCTTGGCACTGTAGTCACTCTCTCCTAGTTCTTCAATCAATTTCTGCCGTGTAATTTCCGGATTAGTCCGGTGTATGTATTCTAATAGTCTGTCTATTCTATCCATATTTCCACTCCAATAAATCAAATATTTTATCAGCTGTGTATACAATATTCCGTCCGTACAAACTCATAAAGTCTGCGATTATTTCCTCTGTCTCTATGTCAATGTCACAGCCGTATGAGAACGAGTACACATGCACTAGCTCGTGACATAGTATCCTGTCAGCCATGTAATCAGACACATTATCAGCTATCGTAATAGTCTTAGTTGTATTATCGGTTACTCCTAAACTTATAGTGCCGTCAGACCGCTTTAATTCGCTTGATGTGGGCTTTTTAAATTGTATGTGCCACAATATATCATTAACTCTTATATCCATGCTTATACCCTCTAAAAATGGCTATGAGCATTACTACCCATAGCCTTAATAATTACAGTTTTGACGCAAGATTGCTCATTTTGGTGCGTAAAAGGTTGCGTTCATCGGGTGTCATGTCATTTAAAAGCTCTGATATATCTCCGCTTAATTCACGGATATACATGTCAAGGGCTTTCATTTTATGCTCTTTGTCCTCTGTAGAAGCTCCTTTGTGCATTTCCTTTGTCTCGGTATAATGTCTCTTTGCTCTGTCATAATTGCTTTCACTCACATGTGGTGCAATCGGTTCAGAGTAGTACATCTTGCCTCGGCTCTTATCCATGTCACGCATATACTCCATGTCGTTGTAGTTTACCGGCATGTGATAATATGGCGGTTCTTCATATCCTCTGCGTGTTCCACGACCTTTAGGGGCAAATCTGCCATTTGCATAGCGATATTGGTCATAATATCTTCTGCCACTTTCTTCGCCATATTCTGCCTTAAGACTTCTTAGGAGTTCTTTGTCGTACTCTTCTTCCTCTTCATCGGCCTTTTTCATAGCCTTGGAAATTATTGAATGATACTCAGCTTCTGCAAGGTCTTTTATCATATCCACGACCTCACCCATTTCAGAAGTGTCAACATTTTCAATGCCCTTTTCAAACTCGCTGACAGCTTTCTCTGTAAGACACTCTTGCATTTTGTGCATTCTTTCAATGTGCATACTCTCACCCCCCTACGCTTCACGAACAGCAATTAAGTTACTATTCTGTACTTCAATAGCCTGTGTAGATGTATTCTGCACCGCTACAGTACTGCAACAGCCACAAGGTACATCAACGTATGCCTGAGCCGAAACGTTAAATAAATTTTGTACTGCTGCCGGTGTAACTATCATTCGTGTTGACTGTAAAGGCTCTCCGTCTACTGCAATGGCAAGTGAAATAGCTCCAACTGTACCGCCTGTAGGTATCTGAATGTTACCGGAATACGATACTAAAAATCTAGCCTTACACTGATTAGTAATACCTCTTAGCTTGATAATTCCACTTCCCTGTCTGTGGACGATACATTTAGTTCCGCATACTGGTGTTTCTGTAAATGCCACATCTTCACCGGCTGAAACAGTCTGTAATGCAATTCCTGTTATTTCCATTATCTTTACCTCTCTTTCACAAAATAAGGGCAAACATTATAGTCTGCCCTTTATCTTCCCGACATCTGTGTCGGTAACATCAAGTAATACTGCTTAGCAGACATAATCGAGTTAACTCAATTAAGATACTCAATTATTCAGTTTTAGCATCCGCAACCTGTATTGCATCCGCATCCATATGCATAAGCATTTGGGTTAGGCACTGTGTATGCCGGGATTGGTGCCGGATTTACAGCGTTGATAATCTGCTGTGTCTGAGCTGCCATCTGAGTTGTAAGTAATGCACTCTGTCTATCCTGTGAAGCTGCTCTGCGAAGGTCGTTATTTTCTGCCTGTAAGCTAGAGATTTTTTCATTGCAGAGATAATCAAGAATGGCCCTCGTTCCCGCCTGCTGACTGTCAATGATGTCTCTTGTGTTGCTATTCATGGTGTTTTGCAAAGCGCAAGTGTTAGTTGCCATGTTGTAGTTTACACCCTGAACGGCTTCTCTAGTCTCGCAGCAGCAGTTAGCAATTTGTGACTGTAAAGCGTTGGTATTCTGCATATTGGCAACTGTATCAGCGTTTACTGCCTGTTGTATGCCATATCCGGTCTGCATGATATTTGTGTTAATACCATTAAAGCCGGTAAGCATACTGTTGTTCATGGCATAAAATCCATCACACAAGCCGTTTGATAATCCGTCAAGTTTTGAGACAACCGCCTGGTTGTCAAAGCCTCTCTGAATTTCGCTTCCGACACCACCATTAGTGCCACCGAAACCACCAAAGCCGTTACCCCAGCCCCCAAATATCGCAAATACTACGATAAGGAACCAAAGCCATGAGCCGTCATTCCAGTTATTTCCGTTGTTTCCGTCCAAATTCGCCACAATAGGTACGCTTGGACAATTTCCTGTGTTGAACATCTGTTTTACCTCCAAAATTTATTTCATAAAGAGCCGTGCGCACGTTCTCTCATATGCTATATCCCAAAATTACCTCTAATTTGCTTCATTACATCGTCAGGATTAATGCCCTTTTCTTTGCATAGGTTTCTTGCCATTTGCTCAATTCCCTTGCTGTTTCCGCTTTGAGCCATGCTCATTGCATTCTTAATCATCGGATTTCCCATTACACGATTATTGCTCATTATCTGTTGCATTATTCCCATTACATTCATGCTTTTTCACTCTCCTTGTTTTGTACTCGTGGAGTTTTTCTTTGCGCTCCTAAAGATAATTGCTCAATTTTCTCTGATAGTTCGTTGAGCTTTGCCATAATACCCTCTGTGGCTTTCTCTGATAGGTCAAATTCAAGCTTTTCTGTGTCACCCGATAAAATGTCTGTCTTATCGTTTAAAACCGGCTTAAAAGTCAATGTGCGTATTGTTCCGTCAGTGTTCCAACTCTTAGCATATATCTCCGTTAAATCCTGTTTCGGGAAAAATGCTACACTGCCATCCATTGGCACCTCGTTGGGATTAATAGTCTCAACTGCCTGTACTACTCTGCCACTTATTCCTTGTGTCGGTTCGGACTGTTGGTATCTCTGATAGCTCGCCATTGGGTTGTACTGATATGCTCCATAATTAGGTGTATAATTCATCATTGGTTGCTGATACGGCATGTTCATCTTTGTTTTCCTCCAAAACTTCCTCTATCGCTTTAATGACAAGAGATAATGTCATCAGGTCGATTTTTTGTAACTCACTTTTTGCAAATATTTGTTCTCTTACACTGTCATCAAACATAACATCATCTCCTTATGCCTAAATTGTGGCATAAAAAAAGAGAAGAGCATTTCCATGTTCTTCTCATATTTGTGTCATATAATGGCTTTTCTATATGCAATTTTTACTACACACTTTTTGGGGTGGTTACTACACAGTTACTACACACTTTTGGCATTAAAATACATTAAAATACATAGAATTTTATATTTTTTACGATTTTACGAAAACTCCGCAGACCCTTTATTTTCCTAGGATTGCGCCATTATTTACGAAATCGTATGGCACTCCTTGATATACATAGTAGTTTTACCAGCTTTAGTACAAAAATGCCCTACAAGTGCTGATTTTTCAACATTCTGTAAATCGAGAGTGTGTACTACTACACACTTACTACACACATTTTCTTCTATATTCTATGATTTTGTTGTCGGTGCTAACGATTTTTTCAATGTCAGCAAACGACTTTTCAGGTGTAACATGTGTATACAAGTCCATTGTCATTTTCAGTGTTGCATGACCCAAATATGATTGAACGACTTTCGGCTCTATCCCTGACTCAAAACATCTTGTCGCAAACGTATGTCTGAATGTGTGACCGCTAAAAAATGGAAATTCATTGTCACTGCTCTTTGTATCATTTATCCGTCTTACAACTGAACGTATAGAGTCGCTGTATATAACCGAATTAATTGGTGTGTTAAACCTTGTAACAAACAAATATTCGTTTTGTTCCTTGGGTCTGCGTTCTGAAACTATCTTTTTAAGCTCAAATTGTTTAGTTAGATATTCCTTGCACACACTGTTAATTGGTACGTGTCTGTAACTCTGCTTGGTTTTTGGCGGCTCGACATGAAATGTCTTGCCTTTATCTTCAAGGTATTTCTGATACACAAGTGTCTTATTAACATCAATATATCCCTCATCCATATGTATATCTGCAATCGTGAGTGCAAACAGTTCTCCTGGGCGCAAGCCTGTATTAACTGCCACATTATACATGTTGTCGTAAAATGTGCCTTTACACGCTTCAAAAAACTCGCTCTGTTGCTCTACTGTCAATGCAAAAGCATTAACTTCTTTGTCTGCTCTCAGCTTTACACCTTTTGCCGGATTCTTAATCATCAGGTCATCTTCCATAGCTCTACTGAACATGTCATTTAAAATAACCTTGATTTTGCTCTGTCTCTCATACTTATAGTTATCGTCAGAAGCTTTGTCGATAAGTAACTGCACATCTGACTTGCGAATAGATGTTATTTCGTGGTTTCCTAAGTATGGTGAAATGTTCTTCTTATATATATGCGTGTACTCCCTAATGGTATTGGGGCGCACTCTCTTTTTCTTGTATACATTCATCCACCTGTCAAACCACGCATCGAGGGTAATGCTGTCTCTAACACTTGTGAATTGTTGATTGTCGGTCACTGCTGCACTAAGTTCTTTCCGCAGTTCCGGCAACTTGCTGTTGTAGATTGTCTTACTCTTGCCGAACCTATCTTTATATCTGCCCTGATAAAGTCCGTCCTTGCGCTGGGTTATTCCGACTCCCAGCTCTTTTCCTCTCAAATCCTTTCCCATACTGATTTATGGCTCCTTTCAAAATCAAAAGCCATTATATGATAATTTCTATATTACTACATAATGGCTTATAATTCAATATATCTATTTATATGCTATCTGTCTTTTCAAGGTATTTTTCAAACTCCTTGCGCTTAACTAATCGCTTGCCTCTTCCGACAAAGAGCACAAAAGGGCACGAGGGATTATTAAGCATATCATTGATTCTGTTAATTCCAATGTTACTGTATTCCGCAGCTTCATCAATCGTCAGCGTTACTTTTTCCCATATTGGTACTTTGTTAATCATCGCCTGACTCCTTTCTATCTTTTCCTTAATGGTTGCCACTCTCCGGGAAGTGGTCGTTTTCGAGATTAATAGTCTCTGCGATACCTCTTCAAGGCTCTTATCAGCAACTAGCAACTCAAAAACTTCCGCTTCTTCGTCTGTGAAATTGGCATTTTTTAAAATTTCTTCAAGTTCCGGTCTAGTCAGCTTCGAAAACTTCATAGACCTGTCTCCTATTCTTCGGTTTTGCTTGCACTGTGTATACAAGTATTTGAGTATCGGCATGAACTGTTGCACGGCTTGTTGTCCTCGTATACACATTGTCTTTCGATTGGTTCTATATCACTTATAGTTCTGCTATTCATCTTATCGTCACTTCCTTTTTATATTGTTCTGCCATATATTGTCCGTAACTCATGCCCTTGCTCTTAGCAATCTCGCAGATTTCCGCAAGTTTGTTTTTCTTGACAGGCTTTCTTTTGAGTCTTTTCTTTTCTCTGATTTTTCTTAATTCTGTAGCTCTCTGCTGTCTGTGTGCTTCACAACACGTATTTTGGTTAGCTGCGGTCGGTGTAAATATCTTGCTACAGACTACACATTTAATTGGCTTGTAGTGCTTCATTGCTATCTCCTTGCTTAATATTCAGATTTTTAAACATAGCACACATAACATCTACCACAATTGAGTTGCCGAATTGCTTATACAACTGCGTATTGCTGTTTACTACTGCCATTTTGTCAATATCTTCATCAGATACACCCATTAGCCGTCCACACTCTCTCGGTGTCAGCTTTCTAATACGATATTGCGTGGCAATATGGCTATTCGCATATCCGTGTGTTCCGGCTACAAGATTAGCCGATATGCCATTATCAGAAATAACTGTACCGCATTGGGAACCGTTGCTTGATATTTGACCGACTTTTTGGATATTATTTTCAAGCAATAAATTATCTTTCTGCACACTCGTTAAGCAATTACTTGTACCTTGCATATTCACCTCTAATCTCTGCTCTGTTAGACTTCCCGCAGTTCTATCTGACGGATTATTGGGATTTCTGCCACGCATAGCAACTATGCACATATTGTCTTTATGACTGCCTATGCCTTTATAATATCGTGATGTCACTGTGCTTGCAGTAGGTGTATTAATGTCGCATATTTCCGCATTATCTAAGCTGTCTAAGTGTCCGTTAGGCATTTTATCTAATTTGCATGGAATTTGCTCTTCAAGAATTTTCGGCTCTTGATTACCGCCTTGCATTGTACTCAATGTTGGACTGCACCCCCCACATCATAAATTCTGTTGGTACTCTCAAATTTTGATTCAAGAGAGCCTATTACATTTACATCTGCCATTACTTCAATCACTCCGCTACTTGTTTTATTGGCTCTTAGGGTAGGGCAAATCCCCCCCCTAAGTACCTTTTCGCCACCGAATTTTTTGCTTTCAAAAAGCACTATTCCGATAGCATCTGTTAGTTTTTCCATTCAATTACTCCATTACTTCCATAATTATCAAGGCCTTTATAATCTCTTGCCCTAAGAGTTACGGCTACATCAATCTGTTTTTCTGCCGTCTCTCCCATATCCTTTAACAACCAAGTTTCCATCTGACCGCAAGTTTGATATTCCACAGTCATATCTTGCCTTGATACAGTTCGCAACTTCTCTCTGTTGTGGCTTATTGATTGTTCCGTCAACGCAAGTCTGTCTGTCTGTCTGTCTGTCTGTCTGTCTGTCTGTCTGTCTGTCTGTCTGTCTGTCTGTCTGTCTGTCTGTCT